CCGTCGGTAGTGATGGATCACTGGCGTTGTGTGCATTCAGTCCAGCATCAAATACGGCATTGGCGACTAGCGACTACTCAAATTTCGGGACAACTCGTTTTTGTGATACTGATATTCCTGATTCATCCTGGACTGGTACTCTGACGTGGGCGTTAAATGCCTCAGGGCTGGCAGCAGTAGACGTCGAGGGGATCTCAAAATTCGGAGTCATCCTGGACTTTGATCTGGACGACGCCGAACCATCGTGGTCATCCGGGTGGAAGTCTTCACTCACGATGAAAATGGCAGAGACATCAGGCACGGCGTCAGATCCCTATCTTGAAGTCGTTGCTGATCCATTGGCTCCTAAATCTAAAATCATGACTTTTCTCTAGGGGACAACAAGTGGGACTTACAACGACAGTCAACACAGTCATTGAACTGATCACAGCCATTGAAAGTCCAATGGTCACGGAAGTGATTATCCAAACAGGGAAATATGTGCTTCCTAGAGGTACAGCATTTTCAAGTATCCATAACAAGAGGATTTTCGGAGAAGGACTTGTTCAGGTTATCGGTCCTGTGATCTTCTCTGACAGTTCTCGCATTCTCTTAACCAACCTATCTATCCGATGTCCTGTTGATGGCAGAACAGTTTCAGACCTCGCATCCCTGGATGCGGTCAAGGCAGTTAATGTCAGCAAGTTTTGCATCTCCCACTGTTCTATCTATGGCGGTGCTGACGAAACGGTGGCTATCACTGGAGACTGCTCCGACTGTGCGATTGAAAACTCAGTGATTGGTGCTTGCTTTCATGCAGGTCGAAATCACGAAATGGCTCTGATGGTAGATTGTGACGGATTCATTCTAAGAAACTCGATGCTGCTCGCATGTGACAGGCGAGTTCCTCAGATTTCAGGGAATCGACTACGAGCCAACGTGAATCCTAGCACGGTGCTTAACAATCTTATTGAGACTGGCCACACGATGACTTTGGGATTGAAACCCCTCAGTCAATCGTTCCAAATTGATGTGGTCAACAACAGGTTCATACGATGCAAGAAAACTCGATGTTCTGAAATTGAAGTCGTCAATGGTTCAGATGTTGTTGTAGAAGCATATTTCAGAGACAATATTCTGGCAGACGAGACAGAGGCTTCGATCAATGAAGTACTCAACGGGGAATACTTACTCACAACTTCCTCCCCGTTCACTGTCTCAGGATACATCAATAGTGGTTTTGTGCCACATGTGGTTGGTCCCACAATCAGGGATTCTTGGGACAATGTGATTCTAGAAAGAATAGGTTCAGGCAAAATCTACCAAGATGAAACTGTTCTTCCGAGCTTGTAAACATGACACAAATCACCTTGAGACTTGCTCACACAAACAACACTCTGATCACAACACGAGGATCGCAAATCCTGATCAGAGCTGGTTCCTCTTCAGTAGAAGAGACAACAAGTAGAAGAACTCCTTGGTTAAGAAGTAGACACCTTCTGCTTCTCACCACCAATCGTCGGGAAGATCGAAATGGGTGAAATCTCTTATGGGCAGTTCTATGACAACTATGACGTGGAAACGTCTTTAGAGAACACACCAGCAATCAAAAAGACCGGAGCAGAACTTTCGATTCTCGTAGAAGAAAATCCTGAGAGTTCCTTAGTTCTGACTTTCTATGGTGCTACGACAAGAGACGCAACGTACGTTCCCTACAAAAGAAGAACTTCTTCTGACACAGACTTCACTTCGTTTGAAACCTGTACTTTGACCATTGGCACCACAGCAGGTATCTACCCGATTCCAGTTGAAATTGCAATGTCTCCCTACCATTGGCTGAAGATTGTATCCAATGTAGGGTCTACCATCTTTTTGTCTCAATTGGGACAGGCACGTGTCTTGGAAGTGGACAGAAACAACTAATGGCTAGAACCACATCAGACAACGTCAAGGGAATCCTCCTGACAAACTACGACACAGCAGCAAGTCCTTCTCTGACGCCATTCATCGACACAGCATCAGCCATGGTCGATGCATTAGTAACAAAGGCATCCAGTCGAAGTCTAACAATCAATGCAACACTCCTTGAAATCATAGAGCGATGGCTTTCAGCTCACTACTACGCTCATGCCGACCAACTGCTCACCAGCAAATCGACGGCAGGAGCCTCAGGTTCCTTTCAGGGTCAGTCAGGCATGGGACTTGACTCGACACAATATGGTCAAGCAGCAAAACGATTAGACCCAACAGGCATTCTAGCGGGTATGGACGACAGTGCCGGTGTCGTTGAAATGCACTGGCTTGGGAAAACTGCCCCTAACAAATCGACATACCAGGAGAGGAACTGATGCCTCCGATTGAAACAATCGGTCTACTTCAAAAGATTGTTCTGTTCCGTGCTAACGGGACTGATCGCAATGGTTTTGACACAGTGTCAGCAGGAGAGGAACTTTCAGCAAGACTTGTGACAGGACTGAACGATTCGTTCGAACAGGACGGAAAAACCATCTCAGTCAACGGAACATTAGTTCTGAATCAAGCAGTTCCGATAGGAAGTATTGTATGGGAAGGTGCTCTTGCCGATCTTCCTGCCGAACCGACTGATCTTCTGGTCGTTGTTGCTCTCAACAAGACACCAGACATCAAAAACAGAAACACAAGGTACGACGCTTCTCTTTCTAAGTTCTCAGACCAATTACCAACGGTGGTCTAAATGCCAATTCTCACAGGAGCTTCACAACTCAAGGGCAAGTTCGATGAGCTTGTTAAGAAAGGAAGGATAGCTTCACAAGCCAGTGTGACAGTTGGGCACACGCAAAATTATGCTCTGTATGTCCATGAAATCCCGGCGAACCACGTGGTAGGGGAAGTTGAATATCTCTTGAAAGCTGTCAAAGCAGTGGAAGCTTCTATGAGAGACAACATCGTTACTGCTTATAGAAACGGTGCAACACTAGAACAAGCTCTTCTCCTTGGTGGCTTACGAATTCAGAGAGAGTCTCAAAACAGAACACCAGTAGATACTGGAGCTTTGAAGGCTAGTGCGTTCACTGACCTGACAGCAAATGTTGAGGCTGCCGCTGCAAAAGCCTATAGCAACGCAGAGACAATAAGAGCCCGCACCTTGAAATCTCGAACAAAGGCGAAACAGAGTAAGAAAACGAAGAAAGGGAGGAAGAAATGAGTGGAACCCTAACTCACTCTCCTGCTCAAGTTCTCAGAGAACTACTCATAGCTTTCGGACAGGGAACTGATCCAGATGACGATCTAACCTGGCCGGTCTATGCTGACAAGAAACCAGAAAATCCTGACAATCTAATTGTAGTGTTCAACTCGACCGGAAAAGTCGAGGGTCGCACTATGAACGACGGAGAAGTTCAAGAGAAACATGGCTGTAGGGTTGTTATTCGTCACACAGACACTGAAGCAGGATATACCAAAGCAAAAGGCATCCAACAACTTCTTGATAAAGAAGTCTATCAGGAGATTGTTACACACAGTGGAGTGGATTACTTGATCCACAGCATCTCACGTTCGGAAGACGTCGCCAATCTTGGGCACGAGCCCGGCAATCGGCGGTTGTTGTTTTCTTTTAACTGTCTGATCAACCTCAGGCAAATCTAACCAAGGAGTCAATCATGACTGCTCCCTCCGCAACCGCTCGTCAGACCCCAGCAGGCATCAAGCTGGATGATGGGCATCAGACACTGATCACGTTCGAAGCCGACCCAGATATCGAACTCTGGGAAAAGTCGGTCACACCACCGGGCATCGATGGTGGTGATGGTGTAGACACCACAACGATGCACAACACAACGTATCGCACAATGTCTCCTCGGAGTCTGTTCACACTGACTCCAATGACTACCACAATGGCATACGATCCTGTCTTCTACACCCGAGCTCTAGATCTCATCAATGTGGAAACAACGGTCACTATCACTTTCCCTGATGGGAGTACTCTCTCCTTCTATGGTTTCTTGAAATCTTTCGAGCCGGGAGAACTCGCGGAAGGTGCCCAGCCGACAGCTTCGGTCTCTATCGTTCCGACAAACCAAGACCCGACAACTGGAGAAGAAGAAGCTCCAGTTCTGGTCAACGTGCCAGGAACATAACGGTCGTCGAGGGACAGGGACGTCCCTCATCCCTCAAGGACCTGGCAGGACGCTCACGGACGAGCTGTCCTGTCCTTCGGTAAATACCCTGAACCAGGACCACGAGTCCTTAAATCGCGTCTCAGCGTGTCTCACACGAGTACGCTTGTTTTCAACCCGGTAGGAGCATACCAAAATGACACAGAACGACCTTGATTTCAGTTCCCTTGAACGTGTTGAGTATCCAGTGAAGGTGAAAGACGCTTCGGGTACTGTCCGATCTTACACTCTCCGAGAACCCTCCGGAGAAGGGACGGCCAAATACAAAGCAGCAGCCATCCAGGCCACCAAATTCGAGGCTGGGAAGCCTTCAGGTGCAAGTGGTGACATCGCTCATATCGATCTCTTGCTGATCAGTCAGTGTCTGTATGACGATGAGACGAAACGTCTTGTCCCAGTTGAAATCATCAGACAGTGGCCTGATCGTGTGGTGGATGCTATTGTCACAAAGGCAAAGCAGATCACTCCGAGCCTGAGTGATGACACGCCTGAAAAGATTGAGAAACAAATTGAAGCTCTCCAGCGTCGTCTGGCCGAACTCGAAGCGGAACAGGATCTGGGAAACGACGACTGAAGGCAGTCTACTGGGATTGGTTTCGTCTAGCTTCTCATCTCAACATGCCTCTCCAGAAATGTATGCAAGAACATACTACCAGAGAGCTCCAGGCATGGATGCTTTGGCTTGATGAGCAGATGAATGAGCCTTCCAGATCAGATCACTATCTGATGCAGATTGCCCTAGAAATCAAGTCGATCTTTGGAAAACGTCTCAAACTTTCTGAAATGAAAATTCCGTTTGAGACAAGGAAGCGTCCAACGAAAGTTCCAGAGACGGACAAGGCTTCCATGATAGAAGCCATTAAAGCTCGTTGGATTGGTTGGGTCACTCCACCAAAGAAGAAGGGATAAGTCGTGGCTACAGAAACGGAAATACAACGCTTGGTTGTTCGCCTCATTGGTGATGGTTCTTCTTATGAAAAAGTCATGGCAGAGGCGTCTAAGACAATCAGCAATTTCCAGAAAGATGTGCCCAGAGCTCTCGACGATGTAGCAGGCAAAATGAAGGGTTTCGGTCAGAAGGTCTCAATGTACTTAACATTGCCTCTGGCCGGAATCTCTGCTGTCGCACGGCTGGAAGCAGGAAAGTTCCAGACAGCAATGAGTCAAATCGTTGGCCTTGTGGGACTCTCTAAGGAAACAGTCAATGGATTTCGTAAAGAAATCATGACAGTAGCAATGGAGACAGGAAAAGCTCCTACAGAACTTGCTGAAGCTATGTTCTTTATCACTTCGGCCGGACTGAGAGGAGCCAACGCTTCAGAAGCTCTCGCTGTTTCTGCCAAAGCTGCTGCTTCAGGTCTTGGGAGTACAACATCTGTAGCAGATGCTGTCACTTCTGCAATGAATGCCTATGGACATTCTAATTTGTCAGCGACAAGAGCAACTGAACTACTCACTGCTGCTGTTCGTGCTGGTAAGGCAGAAGCGTCTCAGTTTGCTCCTCAACTTGGCCAAATCTTACCTCTTACCGCATCCATGAAAATTGGATTTGAACAGGTGGCAGCCGGCCTAGCCTTCCTGACCAAAACCACAGGAAATGCCTCTCTTGCTGCCACAGGTTTGAAAGGTATCCTTAGAGTTCTGATCGGTGGTTCTAAAGAATCGATCAAGAATTTCGCCAAAATGGGACTGACAATTGATCAGTTACAAGGTTTGGCCCAAAAACAAGGTTTGGCCAAAACTCTCGTCCTGATTCGAGAGCGAGCAGACGAAGCTGGGATCAAACTGAACGAACTATTCACGGATTCAGAAGGTCTTACAGCTGCTCTCCAGTTCACAGGATCAGCTGCTGCTGATGCACAACAAGTGTTCGATGACGTGGCCAACTCGGCTGGTATTCTCGATGATGCTTTTGCAGCTGTTGCTGACACTGCTGGGCACAAGATGAATCAAGCAATGGCTCAAATGAAAATCCTGATGATTGATATTGGAGACAGGATTGCTCCTGTCTTTAGTCATATCCGATCTTTCGGAATGGGGATCATTGACATCTGGGACAAAGTTCCTGAACCATTCAAGAACGTAGTTGTAGTGATTGCTGCTGGAGCATCAGTTATCGGTCCAATGATTGTGATGATGGGCACTCTGATTGCTTCAGGTTCTCAGATGATCAAAGTCTACACGTGGGTCACGACAACCTGGAAAGCGTGGAACACTACCACAGCAACAACCTCTACAGCCCTGATCCGTGTTGGTTCTACTGCCACAGCAACTGCTGCCACTGTCCAGACATCTGCTGCTGCATCTTCAGCAGCAATGCATGCATATGCAACAACAACTGCCGTTGCTGCTTCCCGGATTACTGCTTCATATGGAATGATTGCTCTTGCTGCCAAAACATCCTCAGGAGTCAGTGCAGGAGGAAATCTTTTGGGTATGGCTAATCAGGCAGCTCAAGGTCCAAGACTCTTGGGTATGACAGGAGGAGCCACAAATGCTGCCTCGAAATATGCAGATGATGTGATCGATGTTGCATTCACTTCTTCTAAGGTGGTCACTAAGACTTCAGCTCTCAGTCAGAATCTAACACTCCTAGGAGGGAAGTTCACCTTAGTCACTAAAGCTGCTCGACTTGTTTTGAAACCTTTCCAATTCTTGATCACTTGGGGAAGTAGGTTTCTTGGTCTGTTTAACCCAGTAACAACTACTCTGGCCGTCATCATTGGTTTGTTTGCTACTCTCGGTTCTCGTGGAGAAACTCTAGGAGCAAAGCTGGCATCCCTCGGAGACCTACTCCATAACAATCTGATAGTACCTCTCGGACACCTAGCAGAAATGTTAACTGGATCTGTTGGCAGTGCCTTCAACTACTCTAAAGAGAAAATGACTGAATGGTGGGGTGCTTTTATCGAAGCAACACCGGCTCTTCAAGAATTTATTCAGTACCTCAAAGACTTGTCGGTTGCTGCTGCAAACATTGTTTTCACCTATTCAGGACTCGAATGGTTACAGAGTAAATTGCAGGATGTTCACGATTTCAACGAAGCTCTCGCTGAAACAGCGAAAATTAACGAAAAAGTTGCAGGAGCAAACCAGACTCGATTCGAATCTGATCTCTCGGCAGTGTTTGAACTCAGCGGAGAAGCTCGACAAGAGTCTGCTCTACGAAAAATGGAACTGGATCTTGAAAAGAACCTAGCAGGGATTGGTTCCTCAATTGAAGGTCAGAAGAAATACATTGAAGACGAGTTTGGTCTGTTAGATGCGGTGATCAACGCTCAAACAATAACAGCTGAAAAAGCTGTTCTGAAAGAACTAGAAGATCGAAAAGCTCAGATCGAAGAACAACTAAAGATGGTGAGAGAGGCCGTCCCAAAGGTTGTTGCTAAGGAAACTGAAGAAGCGAGAGCAGCTTCTACTGCTCACTTGAAACCTGGAAATGACATGATTCAAGCTCTGGAGAACAAGGTCACGTTCTTTGGGATGAATCCAGCGGAGACTCAATCGTTCCAGTTACAACTCCAAATGCAAGAGGCTCTTCGACAAGGCAATGAAGAAGTTGCAGCTGACTTTGAAAAGCAGATGAGGATTGTCGATGCTCTTAATACCAACATCGAAAAGATGACAAAAGCTGCTCAACTAGAGTCCCAGGTCAAAGGACTTACAGAGTCTTTAGACACCCAACTTGCCACAGTCAACATGACCTCAGCCGAGATAGAAATCTACAAGCTCCAAACAGCTGGAGCAACAGAGGAAGTGTTGAAGGGAGTTAAGGCAACGCAAAAACAGATCGAAGCTGCAACGAAACACAAGCAACTCTTAGCCGAAGGCAAGTCTTTGGTTGAAAAGTATCTCTCTCCGCAACAGAAATTTGCCAAGACACAAGAACATCTTGCAGAACTCTTTAATGCAGGAGCGATTGACACAGGGACTTACAACAAAGCTCTGATCGATGCTAAGAAAGAAATGGACGAAATCGAAGACAAGTCGGTGAACATCGACTTTAACGTCCAGGGTGTAGACGCTGCGATCAAAGGTAGCTCCCAAGCTCTCGCTAGTATCCAAGAATACATGGAAGGCCAAATCAGGAAAAATCCTCTGGAAGATCCGACACATGGCTTAGTCGCCGATGCCTCAGGTCTTCTAGGACTACCAGGAGCAGGTCTCACAGAAGATCTGGTCCAGAACCTACCTGCTGTAGACCTGAAGCCCAACAATCTGACAAATCAGGCGGACAACTTCCTCGTCCCAGGACAACGTTCTCAGGCTGTTCCTGTTCTGGGACAAAATCTCGAAGAAGATCAAGATGTTCAGACATCACTCCAGCGTCTTGTTGAAATCAGTGAGCAGATGCTGGAACTACAAAAGAAGTCGGCTGGTAACGGATTTCTCTTGGCAGGATTAGAGGCAACATCATGACAATAACAGTACTCTCTGGACAACGAACTTGGAGTCTTCAACGGGATGATGAAGGTCATCGTACATACACGATCAAGCATCTTGTCAAAAGTGAAATCACCGATGGTCCTGCAAATGTTATTCAAGCAGCAGGACTTCCTCAGATCGGAGATCAATGGAACTTTGACGGTGACCTCGATGTTTGGGCATTTTGCCGCCCATCAGCCAGAGTCTCTATTCATCAGGAAAAAGAGGGAGACCCTAATCGCTGGTGGGTTGTAGAGCAGACGTTCTCAACCAAACCATTGAAGCGGTGTCAGGATGAAACAATAGAAGACCCACTCCTGGAACCACAAAGAGTCTCTGGTTCTTTTATTCGTCAAACAGAAGAAGCACAAAGAGATCGGTTCGGCGATCTAATCGTCAACACAGCGTTTGAATTGTTCCGGGGCCCAAATGTCGAGTTTGATGTCTCTCGACCAACAGTTTCTATCGAGCAAAATGTTGCTGATCTGGAACTGCCTTTGCTTGCTGAAATGGCAAACACGGTGAACGATACAACTCTTTGGGGACTTCCTCCGAGAACGATCAAAATCAGTTCTATCGCTTGGGAGCGAGTACTGTACGGTGTCTGCAATTTCTATTTCAAGAGGAAGTTTGAGTTTGACATTAACTATGACACATTTGATCGTGAGTTGCTTAACGAGGGAACCAAAGCACTTCACGGTGAGTGGGCAAAAGATGCAGCAGATCTGGCTAATGCATGTCGTGGTGCAGGGACAGCAAATTCTCAACCAGCAGGCTCTGATTGGAAACTCATCTGCATAGATGGAGAGGCTCCTGATCCGTCTAATCCTCAACACTTCAGTCGATACAAAGATAGGAACGGTGAAAATACTCGTTGTCTACTGGATGAAAACGGAGAACCACTCCCGTTGTCTGCTGGAACACAACTGATCGATCCTCTCTACATCACAGTCGAAAAGTACATCGAAACAGATTTCACACTTCTAGGACTTCCAACGGATTTGGCGGTGTCCCTATGAGTCGACAGAGTCGTGTCACACATGTCAGCCAGACATACTACTCCTACGGAGAGCTTTCCGCAGATTCGTATGGATCATCGTTTGCTTTCTGGTGTGCAGAAGACGAGCAAGCGTTCGAACGAATCTATCGAGAGGTGTCTCCTACTCCGTCAACCATCGATCTAGGATGGTTCACAGGACGAAATCCTGTACTCCTTGTAACGAATACAACAGATGTCAAGTGTCCCTTGTTAACAGACGGTGAAGACGTTCGGGATAATTACGATCAGAGCATTCTTTTGCTTGAAATCGATGGTCTTGTACTTCGAGTACGTCCGAAACAAACACAATACCTTGAGCTTGCTCAAGAACCTTCCAAAATCACGTTTCGCTCAGCAGGGAAACTGATCTCAGCCGTGCTCCAACTGCTTCCGAGGTAATCATGGCGGAAGGATATGTCTTATCAGCAGAAGATGTCGCAATCTTGCGAGAGGTTGTTGCGATCGTTAAAAGCGATCCGACTAGATTGAAAAACCGTTCCAATTCTACTTATGGAGCACGAGAAGTTGAAGATCATCAAGCTCCTGAGACATACATTGCAGTTCCTCAGGACGAGAACGGTATCCCTGCATTGACCGAGAGTGGCGATGGAGACATTCCAGGTATTGGTGTGTGCGACATTTATCGCGTTGGAACTGATGCTTTTAATGAGCCGATCCTTCAGGAAATCGGACGTTCGGTCAAGGTTCACAACGTCACTCTCTCAGAACTTGAGAAGAAGCCAATGGGTGTTACGCGAGACAAATTTGGTAAGTGGCTCGCAATGTCTGGTGGAGGTGGTGGTGGTGGCGGAACAATCCAGTTCACTATTCTGAGTGCAGATTGCGAAGCTGGTTGTGTCGAAGCAGAAGTGACCGCGTTGGGTGTTGGCGAGTCGTCAGTTGAGGTTGGGGACACAATCAGTGTGTTGGACGGTCTAGGTTGTTTCTTCAATGTACGTGAGGACCTACTGATAGGACTTAACGGTATCGCTCATAGATTTGAAGGAGACAATCCTTGTTCTGATTACGATATCGAAACTTCTCATTGGCGGGTTGCTGCCCTTTGCTGCTCTATAGGATGTTAGGACGCATAGAGATGTTGACTCGACCGAAAGCACAGTGCTCCTGTGGAGAATGTCATACGAAATTATCGGGTTGTGCCCCTTGTTCGGGTTGTGTGCCCACCAATTTGTGTTTGACCATCCTTACCAACGATTCTTGTTGTCCATTCACAACAGCGACTTACGTCTACCAAAATCTATCTTGGTCACTATTAGACCCTGATAGTGTTAATTGGTGTGGTGGAATAGAAGGCGCAACCATAACTCTGGAGGAAATTGCTGGAGAGTGCTATTTCGTAGTTCGAGTGAAATATGCCTATCTAGATGATCTCGTAGAGGTGGCTTCTGAGAACATAAAAACAACAGACTTTTCTGTGACCGTAGAACCTGATGAATACGTGTTAGCTTCATCGTTCTCAGTTTTTCCAAAAGCAGGACAAGCAAATCCAAACATCTACTTTGAGTGTGGTAGTTGCTTAGACGGATGTTCTTGCTTACCAAATGAACTATGTATCACTTACATCACTGAATCAGATTGTGCTCCGTCTCGATTCAAGGAAATCACTGCTTGGGATGGATGTTCTGGATATGATCCAGTCACATTCTCCTTTTCAAAGCTAGACGGTTCGGTAGAGACTAGAGAAGTCCAAATCACTCTGGGCGAGCCTCCCATCTGTGGTCTAACCGTATCTGTGATCAGTAATTCGTATGACACTGTGGAATACAACGTTCCTCTAACAAGTCCTGGTAAATTTTGCTCTGTAAATGTTCAGGAAACCATCAAGGATGATCCGGATGTCCTCGGATTAGAAACGCTCAAAATCGTAGATGACTGCCTCTGTCTGCCGCTAGACAGCGAAGAATGTCCTCTGGCTTGTTCCGAGCTCAAAAGCGAATGCATACTGGAAAGCGTTATCATGTCTATCATAGCCAACAATTGTGAATCCCTTGATGGAATCACAAGGTCCAATGGTGACTCTGAACCCACGGGCAATCCACTAGACCCAGAACCCGAGGAATATCCCAGATGTCCGTCTCAGGCTTGGCACTGGGAATTCACGATAGACAGTGAATGCGATTTTGAACACACGCATCCTAGCAATATCCCACACGATCACAACTATCCATATGTGATCTCTGCTCGGCTCTACTATCCTCTTTTGTCTTGTGACGATGCTCCAGATGACAGTCTAATTGCTGACCCAACTCGGTACATCTTGCAATGGAGTGTCCAGGCAAATCCTTGTGGAACAACTTGGACAGGTTATGCATTTCCAGACCCTGACACAGCTTCTTGTAGTCCACTGTTTTTAGAATACGTGATGGAACCATCAGGAGGCGATGTCTCACCTTGTTATGGTCTTTGTTGTCAAGAGCAACTGATAATTAGGATAACTCAATAATGACAGTAGAGGAATCTTTCAAATGTGAATGTCCTTTAGGGCAGACCGTAGTTTGTCGAAGACACGGAACTGTAAAATCCGCTCGTCAGGTCCAGATTTGTAGTGGTCAAGACGTTTCTGATAAGGTTCGTGATTCTTGGCTGAAAACTTGGGGAGAGTTAGTAGAAGCTCCCTCACGATCTCAGAATAGGGAGAAACGACAAGTACGGACAGTGCGTGGTCGCAAAAATCTGTATGCGTTTAGTGCTTTGACTATCGAAGATGTGCCGTGTGAATTTCGAGGCGAAGCAATCAGAACACAGAAATGTGATGTCTGCGGGTCTACGTCAAAAGAAGCTACAGTGTACGCGTGTAGTAATGAGTCTGTCAAGGATCATGAATGCACCTTCTCTCGTAAGATAAAGAGAATGACGTCCTGTCAAACTTGTCCGATCGGGAGGGAGAAGTATGAGCAGATGTTAGAGAATTTGGAAAAGGAACGTATGGATGCCAGAAATGCAGCATCTACTCCAAACCTAAGGACCGTTCAATGGGCGAAGAGACACAGTCCTTTCAACTATAAACCTGGTGCTAGTGGACCTAAGTTCATTTCACGGAGACAACTAGCAGATGACATACTGTCTCTAGTCTCAAAGATTCCTCCAGACACATCAAGAATCATAGGTGTTGCACGTTCCGGCATTTCTGTAGCAACTCAGGTGGCCATGTATTTGCACTTGCCACTTAGCATTTTTCGCCAAAACACTTACGACCTGATCGAGGCTGGAAATGGTTGGCGTCTTACTGGAAACACCGGTGGGCAAGGACCGCCTGTAGTCATAGATGACACTTGTATGTCTGGTAATTCGTTTAGATATGTTATGCCAGTGGTACGACAAACATATCCTTCTGCGATATCAGCCTGCGTGTACTGTAATCCTGCTGCAAGGGTCAAACCTGACATTTGGGTACATGATCTTCCATGGCCACACTTCTTGGAGTGGAATCTGTTCAACTCCATTATGAGTGAAGGGATTGCTACAGACTTTGACGGAATCCTGTGTAGAGACTGTCACCCTCATGAGGATGATGATGGAGACAAGTATCTTAATTTCATTCGCAATGCAACGCCTCTGTATGCTATCCGCCGCACTCACATAAAGATGATCGTGACAGCTCGGATCGAAAAGTACAGAGAAGAGACTCTTAAGTGGCTAGCTCGTCATGGTATGGTGGTCGATAAATTGGTGATGGCCCCTTATCCTACAACACACGAACGACGAAAACATGATGTGGCTGCGTTCAAAGCTGGTCAATTCAAGCAGTTCATGAAAATGAAACACCGTGTACAGCCGCCTTGTTTTATAGAATCTGATCCTCAACAAGCAAAACGGATAAATGAGTTGAGCAAAGGTATCGTCATCTGTCCGTCTTCGGGGGAATGTCATGCTTGATCGTAAGAAGACTGTTGAAAGTAGCTATCTGATACCTGGGTGGTGTTGGCCAGTCGAGCTTGGTGCAATCTACGACGTAATCACACAGAAGAAACCAAGGACCCACGTTGAGGTTGGAAGTTTTTGCGGGAAAAGCCTCTTTGTTGCTGCAGGAGCGATGCCGGTAGGGGGAAGGCTGATCACGATTGAACCGTTCATTGAGTGGGACACTGTATCTCTCCACATGCCCAGTATCCATTGGTGGAAACAAGTTTTCAACACAACACTCGACAGTATCAAGAACCACCGACCAGATTTAGAGATTCTACATCTCCAGATGAAATCGTCTCATGCAGCGATCGAAGTGTTGCAAGCTGATTCAGTCTATATCGATGCTTGTCATGAATACGCTGAGGTGTCATCAGACATCCAGGAGTGGGGTTCTGTTGTAGGTGACGACGGTCTTCTCTGGGGACACGATTATTGTGCTAGCCAGATTGGTGTTGTTGACGCAGTGAACATGTCATTACCAGGAGAGTTCCAAGTCTTAGAAGACACTAGAATCTGGGTGCGAAAATGAAAGCGATCTTGATTCTTAAAGGACCATCAGCGGCAAGAGCTGACGAGGTCTGTGAAAAATTGAGACCAGAAATCATTGCGACCGTGAACGATTCTAGTCTTCTGTTGAAGAAAACTCCTCGAATAGATTACTGTTTCTTCACACATCTGACTCGTGTAGGAATCCCGAGCGAATCCAGAATCCCTGAATCGTTGGCGGTAAAGATCGACACGTTCGTGAGTCCTGAGTTTGCAAAACAGCACCCGGACAATAGATGGTTGCTAGACGGACAGTACAAATGGCTCACTTACGAGGACCATGCTTGTTCCTATGTGCTTGAAAACATTCACCACAGAATCCTTTCAGGAGGAATAGTTCATCACCACACAACATCAGGAGCAATCCACTGGTTGTGTAAGTATCGCTGTCTGAAAACGCTCTATGTACTGGGAATGGATGGCGGAGGAAGATCTAATTACGCTCCAGGAATGATAGGAGCTATGAACACTCACGATGACCTGCTTAACGAATTCAAGCGAGCCAACGAAACCATCATTCCAGTTCTTCAGAGAGTTTACGGTGTTCAAATTGAGGTCCTCTCATGAAAGTAGTTATCCCAGCGAAACTCGAAAGCACACGAGTTCGATACAAGAACTGGAGAGAGTTCTATCAAGGGAAATGTCTTGTTGATTTAACCATTGAAAAGTTGTTGTTGGCAGGCTTCTTACCAGGAGACATCTACGTCAGCTGTGATTGTGCTGAAGCTCTCCGACAACTGAGAGGACGTTATTCTGTCCGAGGACTGGAGAGAGACCCGAAACTCTGTGACAACTCTGTGTCTCTTACTCACTGGATCAGTGAAATCATCAAGGAGATCTCTTATGAAAATGAGATCGCCTGGGCACAAGTTTGCGATCCGTTGTTTGATGAATATGACCTGGCTCTAAATACTTGGGAGAGAAGAGGGAAAGCGTATGACAGTCTGTGTGTCGTTTACAAAACTAAGCAATACCTGTTAGACCCACAACATAATCCTGTCGGTTGGCAGTTTGGTAACTACCACAAAACCAGTCAAACTCTCTCGACAATGTACACAATGCCTTTCACGTTCTCCATTCTCACCGAAGAATCTCTGGCTCATTGTCCTTACCACATAGGAGCGAAACCCCTATGGTATGAGACTGAAAAGAGAGGGATTGATATCGATACGGAAGAAGACTTTGAATTGGCTCAACACGTCTACCAGTTTTCCAGGAGGAGCACATGAAAACTTGGGCATATGGAGTGACAAGCTGTACAGAGCGGATCAGGAACACCACATTAGTCAGAACCCTTGCAAGTCTTTATCAAGCAGGATTCACTCATCCCGAATTGTTCTTGGACTTGACCGAAGACACTGATGGATGGGAAGATGAATACCAAGTCACTCGTCATCAACCACCACTAGGAGCCTTCGGCAATTGGATGTCAGCTCTTTGGGGACTTTGGGTACGAAATCCTGATGCACAGTGGTATGCTATCTTTCAGGATGATGTTCAGTGTGTTGCAAATCTCCGAGACTACCTGGAAATGTCTCACTGTCCCGATGATGGATACATGAATCTCTACACGGCTCCATCCAATCAAACTATGTTTACAGAAAACCAACACTACTGTTGGAAACAAACAAGACAGCTCGGAGGCACAACGACGCAGCAAACAGGACGTGGAGCGTTGGGATTGGTGTTCCCTCGAAAAGTTGTTCCGTCACTATTGGGTCATCCTCTACTTACCAACAAGCCTGCGACCGTACGACATCCAACGAAAAACATTGACGGGATTGTTGTGACAGCAATGAATGATCTCGGTTATCGGGAGTATGTCCACAATCCGAGCCTGATCCAACATACAGGAACAGAGAGCACCATCGGTCGTAAGAAACATCCTATCTCTCTTTCTTTCAGAGAGGAGTTGGATTCAGAAACAATGCGAGAGACTTTGAAATGTTCATAACTGACGTGCTCAAAAAGCTGCCGCAACCAGCGATGGTACCTCTTAAATCTCCGGCATACACTCCTGGAGAAGGCACGCTCAGAATAGGTTTGGCTGTTGAGTCAATGAAACGTCACATGACTGACGAAGGTTGGCAAATCTTCGCGGGACTAGAGCAAGCGGGATATCTGTTAGGAGGACACCACCTTCCTCTAGACACAGTAGATGTGCGACGATTTCTTGTTATGAACCCAGGAACCATAGTTCTTCAGGATAAACGAGAATGGGACGTCACACACTCCAGAGACTTCCGTGATCCTGCTGCTAAGTTTCAGAACGTGGGAGAACTGAAATCTCGTGAGGATGTTTTCAAACTCACAATTCTCAAAGATAGTCATCAGGCTCCTGAATATCACCGTGAGTCAGCAGAGGAAATCGGATGTCATGCGTGGATCGGTTATTACCATCCAACCATTGTTCAACATCTGGCTCCGTACGTCAGAAAAGAACACTACATCAGAACCTATCACACTTTGGACCCTTTCTTGGTTCCTGCTTACAAAGCTGACAGAACTAAGAATGTTCTGATCAGTGGAGCAGTCTCTTCGGCTTATCCCTTGCGTCAACAAATCATACGAAATCTTAGACACTTTCGAGCACTAGGGATTGATTATCTTCAACACCCAGGGTATCACCGAAACGGATCGTGTACTGAAGAATTCCTTCAGGCACTCTCGCAGTATAAAGTCTCAATCTGTACTGCCAGCAAGTATGGGTACTTGCTTCGTAAGATTGTCGAGTCTACTGCTTGTGGTTGTCGAGTGATTACAGATCTGCCTGAAGATGAAGTGGTTCCTGAAATCAGTGAGAACTTGATACGAGTCTCTCCGAGAGCCTCAATGCGTGAAATCCATCATGCCATTGAACAAGCTCTCACAGAGTATGACACTGATTCTCAAGAGTTCTTTGCACGTCAAGCATGTGAACGTTTTGACTTTCGTCGGGAGACATCACGTCTCGCATCTGAGATCGAAGTACTGAGAGAGAATTACGCAACAACAATTAGGAGCAAATAGATGGACAGACAGCAAGCATTATCACAGATGATACTCCCTAGCCAGCGTCGGACAGGCAAGCCAAGAGGAGGTGTATTACAAATCCATGTGACACGGACCTGCGATCTGGCTTGTTATCACTGTACTCAGGGAAGCAATCTTCGTGGTCTTCGTTCATTCATCAGTGTAGAAAACTTTGAACTCGCACTGATGTCTCTGAGAAGCTACTTTGGCATTGTTGGAGTATTCGGTGGCAATCCTGCTCTTCATCCAGAGTTTCCAACTCTTTGTAACCTGGTTCGGATTCATGTTCCTCGACGTCGGGCTGGTATCTGGTGTAATCATCCCAGAGGGCATGGTCGAGAGATGCGTTCTACGTTTGATCCAGGATATTCCAACCTGAATGTTCATCTCAAACAAGAAGCTTTCGATGAGTTCAAAAGGGATTGGCCAGAGTCGCGACCGTTTGGTCTGAAATCTGAAGACGACTCTCGGCATAGTCCAACACATGTAGCAATGAAGGATATTGTTGATGAGGGTGAGTGTTGGAACCTGATAGCCAACTGTGATATCAACAAGTACTGGTCTGCGATGATGTGTGAAATCCGAGGAACTCTCTATGGGTACTTCTGTGAAGTCGCAGGTGCCCAAGCGATTCTCCATCAGGACGATCCAGACTGGCCGATCACTGGGATCCCGGTTGCGGAAAATCTGGAGTGGTGGAAACTCGGAATGGATGCTTTCGAAAACCAGGTAGACCAGCATTGTTTGAATTGTGGTGTGCCTCTCCGTGGGTACGGTCAACTGGCTCAACAAGGGACTGGACCTGAGCAAGTCAGTGAGACTCACGCGAACATTTACCATCCAAAATCAAGAGAACGGCTGGTAGAGTTAGTGACCGACATCAACCAGCTCGACTCACGAAATCTCAAGTTCACGGAATACCTGCAAGGAGCCAAAAAGTGATCTATCAAGCTGCTCCTTTCGCAGGACGAAACCAGTTTGCAGGCTTCTTGAATTCTCTGGGACTCTTAGGAACTGCCGTGGAGTTGGGTACTCATCGAGGGGTCTTTGCTGCCAACCTGATAGCCAACTGGAAGGGTGAAAAGTTGGTTTGTGTGGATACGTGGGCTTCAGGATATGACGTGGCTGATCCAACGTCTCACAGTGATCGGACGGCTGACTACAAAGCAGCTCAGCAAATCCTCCATCCTTTCAGATCACGAACAGAAATCTACCGAAAAGACAGTGTTGCTGCTGCCGATCGATTCTCCGATGGGACTGTCGACTTTGTTTATGTTGACGCCTGTCACCAAGAAGAAGCTACAGCACAAGACCTCCGAGCTTGGTGGCCAAAATTACGTGCCGGAGGAATACTGGCTGGACACGATATCGTGTGTCTTGGAGAGAAACAGGGAGGCTGGGGACGTACTGTCCAACCAGCGGTAACAACTGTTGCGGAGTCTCTTGGTATTCCCTACGTCTACTTGGTGACTGAAATTGATGGAGCTCCCTGGTCCTACTATATGCGAAAGGACAATTGATGGAACAAGTACGAGCCGTGCTAGTGTGCGTTGACTATGCAGACCTTCTAGCAATCACACTTCCCTACAACCGCCATCACTTCTCGGAAGTTCATGTTATCACCTCTTTCGCTGATAACCGAACTCCGGGAGTGGCTGTCGCACATGGGGCGGAAGTCTGGCAGACTGATCTCTTCTACGAAAACGGTGCTGATTTCAACAAGTGGCGTGCCCTGGAAGCATGTCTAGACCATATAGGAAGAGATGGTTGGCTCTGTCTTATGGACGCGGACGTACTCTGGCCGAAATCTCTCGATGGGTTCCAACCTCAGAAGGGAAACATTTATACTCCCAGACGGAGAATGCTGGAGGACCTGAGTGATCCTATACCGTCCGAGGGCCACTGGGCGGAGTATCCCTTACATCGAAACGAAACAGAGTTTGCAGGGTACTCCCAGCTCCTCCACGGAAGCGACGAAATACTTCCCCCACCACCGTGGCACGATATTAACTGGCGACACGCAGGAGGAGCTGATTCTTTCTTCCAGGCTCTCTGGCCGGCCGAGCGAAAAATCAGGCCACCGTTTGAGGTACTACACCTCGGACCAGCCGGTGTGAACTGGTGTGGACGAAGCTCTGCTCTGACGGATGGTTCTGTTCCGGACGAAGCCAAAGAACGCCAGCAACGTCTACAGAGTTACTTTCGAAATCGGAGAAGGACTAGAGAAGTGTCTACCAAATTCCAACATGAAAAGTTGAACTGACTACAGCCCCAACGGTCTGCTCCTCTTGGGTCCATGCTCCGGCCTGGGAGTGAGCGACCGTTGGGGTTTGTTATTATTGTTGCTTAGTTACAAAGAACTTGATCAACACCAGCAATGATCTTGACAAATTCTTCAAACTCCTTGATATTGGTTCTGCTCGACTTGTATGTGAGTCCCTGTCTTGAAATCAAAGGTTCCATCATTCTTCCACATCTGTGAACCTGAAAGAACTTCCCAGGTCACGTTCCCTGTTTGAGGGACTGAAATCTGGACAGGAGCAGCCTTCACTTTGGTACCTGAAATGGTCGGGGGTGTCGGTCTGTCCCGTGAGGTCAGGTGTGTGTGTGAGTCCAATCCTTCAGGACGTCTGGTTGATCGTCTACCAGAAAGATAAGAAAGAGAGCAGTGATCTGTTCTTAGAAGACAGAATCCGATGGAACGATAGATTTATCACCGTTATCTTCAGGTCGTAATAAGAAGTTACCTGGAGCAAAAGCGAGAGCCTCCGCCACTGCATAGCTTCCATCGGGATTTCGTTGTTGTGTTGTCACTTGAACAAACACACCACCAGGAATGACGTACGCTTTTGCCGACTTCATCCATCCCTGTTCTTTGGAGCTCGCCTTACACAACAAGGAAAACATGTCCGGGTTTCCAACGACAACCACATCAGAAACCTTCTCTTTCGTGTCTGTTGTCGATGTTACATCTAAGCTCTTCTCATGGGACATAACGCACTCTCCTGTTAGGACTCGGAATTGTTAAGCAGAAACTTCAGACAGTCCTGTACCTGAAATCTCTTACAGGTGAAATGTTATCTACTTCTTCGTCTTTCCCCGAGGGACTCCCCGAGGCCATCCTCCAGTTTGAGGTTGTACTCTGAATTTTTCGACTTCCTTCGGACTGATGTCATAACAAAATCCTCCAGGAATTTCCTTTGTCTTTGCGTTGATTGATCCTTTTCTGATCAGTGTCCTCACTTGTTGGACGGAACAACCAATGATATCAGCCATTTCTCGTGGAGTCATACTTCTTCCTCATAAATTTCCAGACCATAGTCTAGAGTTGAACGGACAGGGTCATAGTCCAAGGTCAGAGCCTCCTCTTCAGGTCCATGAGAACACAATAAGTTTCTCTTCCAGCCCCTGACCTGATTATAGCGATCTCGACGGGACTTATCGGGACGCTTAAATCGTCTCTACCTACTTCCAGATGATTGCTTGGGCTGCACAAGCATGCCTATCATTGGTTGTACTCCGCGACAGTAACGATCAACCTGAATTCTGTAGGCTCTTGGCTTGTTCTTGCACCGATGTCCGAGGACGTAGAACCTATCGGATCGACCGTGCATGACAGCACCGAGAGTGACAGACGCACCACAGTGGCAGCAAAATCCCCTAGAAGTCTCGGAAGTCGTCTTCATCTTCGTAATCGTCATCGTCGTCGTTGTAATATCCATGAACGAAATCCTCCTCGTCTTCGGGTTTGTTACGGAGAGTTGCTCTTTCATTTCGTTCTTCTAACAACCATCGGAGAGTCCGATTAGAGTACGCTGTGTGTCCGTACCTTAGGAGAAGATTGATGCTGTTCTCCAGATGCCTGTCAGTCATCAGACTGACATGTAGAGCTGGCTGATCCTTCGGTTGCCAAATCTGTCCCTGTCTCTTCTTTGGAATTTTCCGGAGAGCAAACCAATTAGGAGGACAAACCACACAACCACCAAATAAGACCGGACCAGCGATGTCTTGTTCTACGTTAGAGACTATCAGGTCGAAATCCTTTTTGGAGACCTGGAACACCAAGAGACCTCGCATCCTCAGCTTCTCAGCCTTCGCTAGGAGCTTCCGCAATCTCCGACGCGAGGTATTCTCCGGCCGAGAAGTTACGGGAGCTGAGAGGAGTCCTGAGGCTCCTGCAATGAGTCCTAAAGCGACTGCCATTGTTGTTTGAAGAGTACTTGGGTCCATAGATCACCTGAAAATCGTTGGAATAGTCTACCTGTGAATTTACTCGTCTGGATTGTCAAGCGTCATTCCGTGACGAGTCGCCCACGCCTCAAGTGCTTTCTCACTGAAAACGTCTTCTGGCTCCATATTTTCCGCTATCCACGCGATAGCATCCTCAAGCAGTGACCGGCTGATTACGGCATCCCTGAAATTATCGTCTTGTATTGTTGTTGTGGTCGCCACGCTGATCTCCTGTGGTCCGTTACATGCTCTCTGAAGTGTCGAAGAAGTAGAGTGGACAGTTTTGAGTCATGTCCAGGACCTCGCCCTCACGGCCAGATTCAATCGTCAACAGGAGAGGTCACGTACGTGAAAACATGCTTGGCTCTCGTGATCGCGATGTAGAGCAGGTTCAGCTCTTGGTTGTATGATTCCTGGGTCTTTGCCATCGGGTGAGGCACAGGAGCCTCCTTGATCCTCAGAAGAAACACATTGTCAGCCTCTAGACCCTTTGCTTTGTGGCAAGAGCTCAGCAGGACTCCAGTCGTTTCCGTGTCAGTGAAAATCTCATCCATCTTCCGAACAACATCACCGACTGTTTGTGCTCCTTCAGTGAAGCACACGAGACAATTGTATTTGTCAGAGAGAGTCTCAATTTTTCTTTCCGACGGATGCGACTTCGCCTGTTCCTTCAGGGTCTCAGACTCGACCCATTGGGACAGCTGGGTGAGTAGATCGTTCGCTGAAATCCCTTCGAAGAGAGCAATCCAATCCTCTCTCTTCATCAGACCTTTCCCCCTTGGTCTGTAGATTTTCTTCAGGACGTTGAAAAGACCAACACCTACGTCTCGTCCCTGGATGTTAGCTTTGATTCCGTCCCGAAGGAACCGGAAGCACTCTCTCACCAAAGGAGCGTTGCATCGACAAAGAACCATGTCTCCAGGACCAACGAACTTCCGGTAGTCGTCGTCTCCAGACCCATACGACATGTATGAAATCTTCCCTGGAGTATTGTCAGGGTGTGCCTCAAAATCTGGAACAAGCTCTTTTGCTTCTTTGACGATTGCTTGTCCACATCGTCGTGTGACTGTCAACGGGAGGACAGTCACTCCATTTGCTGTTTCTCCTAGAATCTTCGCTAAGCTAGACAAAGAACTACAATCCGCTCCGGCGAATCCGTAGATGGCTTGTCGATCATCTCCGCAAAAAATCAGTCGCTTCCCCATGTGGAAGGCAAGTTCTTGTTGGCACCGATTCAGATCTTGCGCCTCGTCCACAAGAAGCAAGTCGTACTTGTAGATGGATAGCTTCAAGGCAAGTGGTGCCCAAATCATGTCAGTGAAGTCGAAACCCCAACGAGCGATGTCCTTACACATCTCTACAACTTGAGGTGTGTAATGAAGAATCTCCCGCAGCGAATCGTTCGTTTCGATCGAATGAGCCTCGATCAGATCGAGGAGTTCTTCCTCCGTCCCAGACAAAAGCGAGCTTCGACACAGTCCGGCAAGTTGGGAGATTGTACTGACAAGCTCCGGACGCTCCTTCTTGAGATTCCAAGAGGTCTTCCCGGAGAGTTCGGCGAGGATGTCCTCACACTTCCAATCTTTCTTGGCTGCTTTGGGGAACGCTTTCCTAAGCGAGCGGAACCCCAAGGAGTGCATAGTTGCAGCCTCGCATCCTTCAGGGACTCGGGACTCTAACTCCTTCTTGATGGATGAATTGAACGCCGCGAAACAAATCGTCTTTGCCCCACGAGACTTCTTGAGCTCGTCCCAGACGGCTGCCTGCTGCGGTGACGGTATGAGCTTTGACTTCTTGCCGTTCACAGCGTGAAGACCCTCCACCAGTGTAGTGGTTTTCCCGGTGCCAGCCCGAGCGACGATGATCAGGTGGGGCAGCTTAGAAGGTGTCTCTGACCGGGACTTGGCTGTCTTGAGTTGTTCTGCTAGCGAAGGCATGGTGTACTCTTTTCTGTGCTGAAGACACCCAACGACACGTGATCGTTGGGGAGGAATTTCAAACGGTATCGGCTAATTGAACATTCGGGCTGAATTGTTAGCACAAGTGCTGTCGTGGATATGGAACTCCATTTCCTTCGATCCTCTTACGATGACGAGATGGAGTTCGTCGTGGTGGAGATTCGCCTCTTCCACGTACTGATTATTGTTGTCAGACACCCACACAAGTCGTAGAACATCTCCAACACGGAGAAGCGAGCATATGGTTTGCCACTGACTTCGAGAACCTCCCATTCGAGAACTTCCAACATTGAATGCGAACGCTTTGGAATGTTCCGACACGGTGCTCTCCGACCGATTGTATCGTGTGAGTCGGTCCTGACAGGGAATCTCGCTTCGGAGGTTGTCGTGTACAGCTTCCAGTCGCGAGCAGTCCTTTCCGAGTCTACGACCGTGGACCTCTGCCTTCTTGAGAAACTTAATGTCGTCGCGTGTGAGTTGGTAGTCCATTGGATTCTCCGGAATTCGTGAGTGCTTTGAGAAAGTGACCTCCCGGACACAATCCGGGAGGCCGAGAAATATCAAAGACCGAAGCTGACACGGTGAGTGTATCCGTTGTGTCCGCCACAAGGGTGATTGTAGTCATACTCGTAACGTACATTAGCACGTTCCGATCTTTCTTCGTTCTCTTCTGAGAACCCAACACTCACTGTGACGGTCATTGATTCGATGGCTGGGGCGAATGGACCCAGGTGAGACGTCGGAATCGGATGCTTGACAGCAACCTCAACCCAGTTGGTTGAGACTTCAAAAACGGCTGGCATTGTGATTCCGAGTTCATTGAAAACCAGTGAGCGGACTTTAGCGATAAGTTCGTTTGAAATCTTCATTGTAGTTCTCTCCGTTAACAGTTTCACCCGGTGAACCCCTCACCGCGATGGACGCAGTATAGGGGGACTATTCCGAGAAGTAAATAGTCGGGGGAAGCTATTCGGAAGAAAATTTCAATTTTTTCAAAGAAAAATCCAGGCTTCAAACGTATAGTAACAAAACGACTAATCGCTGAGAGAGGGAACAGGCCAAATGTATGGTGCCTTGGACGACTCGGTCCACTCATAGATCGAATACCAAACCGGAGCTTTCCGTAAGAGGTTAGAACGATGACTCGCGTGGAACTCTGGATCACCGAACCAAGAAGGGTAGACAATTTCCGTTCCCTGACTTTGTTGGATTATCCGTTCCCGACAGTTGTCCTTGTATCCTCGTCGAATCCACTCATCACAAATCTCAACTCCGTACTCAACGAGAGCTTCTACATAACCGTCCCACATAGACACAGCCGGATGGTGTCGGTGGTGCTGACAGCGGACGTACCAACTGTCCGACATCCAATCCGGCTGTGTCCCATTGAGGATAACGAGAAGCTCTAAGCATTCTACACGTTGCTTCCCCAGCCGTTTCACGTCCAACACTTTGGCTGACTCACTGGACGAAGGAAGTGGCAGGAAAGTTTGCAATGTCTAGCCTTTCTTAGGAGGAGCCGGGAACGGAAGGTGAAATCTCGCTACTTTCACTGTTCGACCGTCCCCAAATCCGTCTTTGGCAATCACAGCACAGCTCTCACAAACTGGACCGTGATCATTCACTTTGTAAGAATCCACACCAGCCACAATAGCATAGCAATGGACACACTCTTCTTGTCCTAGAGGGAGTTCCATCCTTGGCTTTCCTTTGTTCAAGTGGTAGAAGCTGCTTTCTTAACTGACTTCTTCTTCGTCGGAGCTTTCTTCGTCGGAGCTTTCTTCGTTGGAGCTGGTTCTGGTTTTGGTTCGGGTACTGGGGCCAGAGTTTCCTCTTCTTCATGGTGAGTGGCATCACCAATGTCAATTCCTCCCGTAGTAGGACACTCCGCTAACTCTGGGAGATCAGAAGAGTTGTTGACCCAATCCAGTACCAGACTGTTCTCAGTGAGCTTCTCCCCAGAAAGGAAGAGATGCCAGGCTTTGATGAGGACCGCCCAACGGACTGGTTTGATGTCTCGCTTGCGAAGAGCATTAGCGAGAGCCTTTCTTACGGGAAGGAACTCCGGAGAGCCCTCCGCAAGATGGTGTAAGAATTCACAAGCAGTATCCCAGTTATCCCAGTTAAGGACGATCTCGGCACGTTCTTCAGTGTAGGTTGTTCGAGACGAGTTGGAAGAACCCATCAAGTACAACAATGAGGAGAGGTACCCAAGGGACATGTACTCACACAACACACCAGACTCACCCTGGTCAGCCAGTTCTATGACTTTCCCTACACACTCAAGCACTCGTGGGTGGCGAGCAACGAAATCCAGGGACTCTGAGTGAGTCCTCCGTAGAGAAAAGGCGTTGGTGCTGGCTCCTGTCCGTGCCCACAACATACGAATTGTATGGTCTGTACACCGAGCTGCTTCTCGCCGATACTTCGGCTGTAGGTCCCTGAAGTACTCAGAGCGATACAGGACATCCGTGAGCGATCGTGGCCGGCAGGTGTCCAGGGTGTTAACAACTTCGTCGTCCTCGCTCACACCGAGAACCAGGAGTTTCTCCATGACAGGAGCTTCCTGCCAGTACTCTTCCCAAATCTCCGGAGATTTACGGTATGCCTGACAGGCAAACACGAAACTGATCAGCGAGTGTTGTCCGTTGAGAATGGAACCATACTCACCGATGATGATTGGCTCTCCGTTAAACCTCCATCGAGCTCTCAAGTGTTCCTGCTGAAGCGTGTCCGTGTTACCTTTGTAAATCGGACGGTTCGCCGAGTTGTTCAAGCAACGCACTTTGTTGCCTTCCAAGTCGATGAACGAATACTCGGCACCGAATTTCTCATCACCAGACTCAGTAGTCCAGCCAAGAAGTTCTTTGGCTCCTTCTTCTGTGATCGCATTGTCTTCAGTACAGAGCCGGACTTTGTACGTTGGGTAGAGGGGTTCGCGTTCGTCTGTCATTTGTATCGTGCTCCGAAGATTGTGAAAAGAGTCCCCGATCACAGAGAACGGGGACCAGGAAGAAGATCGTCTGAAGTCAGTGACTACACGAGCTCAGCGTCAGCTCCAAGAGTACAGAGGGCGACAGTGTGCTTCTGTCCTTGGAAAGTGTTCTGCCGTTTGCGTTGTTTGCCTTTCTTGAGAGGCTTCTTCTTTTGCCTTGAAAAGTCGACACCCGAAGCAAAATCCGCCCAACCACAGAGCTGGTTTGCTGTGAACAGATTTCTGGCGAAGGCTGGTGTTCGTACGACTTGGACCATTAGAGCTTGCTCCTACACAAAGAAAAGAAAGCTGTCGGGGATGACAGCACGGAACGTCACAACGTCTCTCCAGAAGAGAGGTAAATCTTGGTGCCCTGGAGTGTGGAAATCGTGACTCTTTCTACAGTCCCTGTCTCCAATCGACCGAGGCGACCACGGACAACTCGATAAGTTGTCCGCAAATCTTCCAACTCCTTAGTCCACTTGTCCCGGCAAAATCGGGACCGAGTCTTTTCTATGACAATTTTCAGATCAGCAGCGTGCTGTTCCATCTCTGTCAGGTGGTCCCGAAATCCCTTGATCTTTTCTCGAACGACCTGAGCTATCGTGGGCAGAAAACCAGTACCACGGCACAAGTAGCACCGTCCATCTTCTGGCACCCAGTTAGGCTTGCTGCCAGCACCTGCACACCGAGTGCAGGTTCGTGGGTCTGCTTTGAGCGTTACCATCTGAAATTCCTTAGTGAACCCTGACTTCGAGAACGCACTTTAGTATAACTGGCGAAGTCCGTAAATAGTCTGGGGGGAACTATTCCGAAAAATTCCCAAAATTCTTTTTCGAGCCTAGTGACAATGGCGACGAGAAAATTCGGGCTTCCCCCGGAGCTATAATGCGGGAACGCGAAAGCGTGGGGGAGGCCGTCTCCAGCCTGGCCGCAGGACATTAGCTCTCTGCTTCGTCTGGATAAATGCATTCTTTCCTGACCCATGTAATTCCTGACCTGATCAGGTGAAACTTCTAATGAAGGGGGGGAAGGGGGGATGTATTGACGGTCAGAAGAATACATGGAAAGGAGATCATAGAAAAGATGCATAGAAAGCCATTGAGAACAACGAAGTTCGAATTCAAAAGAACTGTTGTAACTGAACCAGTTCCTAGAAAAGAACGTGACCCAACTACTTATGCACGGAAATATCCGTGGGAAGAGTGGTTTTCTAACGAATCGTTTGTGCTAGAACATGGAGTTGACTTCGATTGTCAGATGCATGGGATGGCTCAGCAGATACGGAATGAAGTGGTTAAACTGGGGAAGGCGGTGAGTATTTCCTACGAAGGGAATCGGTTGAAAGTTACTGTCCATGACTTCCCTCCCAAAAAGCGAAGAGGTAGACCTCGTGCTAAACCCAGCAAGAAAAGAACCTGACGCAAGTGGAGGTGGACATGCTCTAGTGACAGTAGATTGGATCAAGTCCAAGGGATTCAGTAACCAGGTCATCAACGGACAAGAAGACGACTTGTTCTGTCTAGAGTACAATGGGCTGACAGTTGTGTGGGGACGGAACTCTAAACGAGTTTTTCTTAGAAGTGAGTCTGGAGAAGAGATCTGTGTGCTATCCAATACCACCCGCCGACAGCTTGAAATCATCTGCGAAGAACTTGGGAAGACAATTTGATGCCAAAACCTGTATCATATGTCGTGTTAAAAAACACCGACGGTTTTGCTCGTGTGCCGTGTGTTGTCGTAAATGAGGTCTTCTGTGTCCACAACAGAATTGACCTTGAGACTTCCTCACAGACTGAGTTGTACGAAATCACGCACTTTGCCTCAGGTCGTCGAATAGCAACGTATCCAACACAAGAGTCTGCGATCGAATTCGTCAAAGACTTCTGGCAACATCTTCCACGCCCGCTGAAAACTGCATTGTTGCATTGTTTGACTTCGGACGACCTGAAGCCAGTGCTCAACAGGCTGAGAAGGTCTCGACAACGCTCTGCTGATCGTCTACGTACTCAACCTGTCTATCTGGAATTCGACAATGACTGATAGAATACCTTCTTTCGCTGAAGAAAGTCCCCATCGATACAAAGAGATTGAAAAAACATTCGGGGAAGCGAAGCACCAACTCTTAGAGGATGGACGCATTGTGTCTGCGAGATTCGATTGTGGGTGTGTTTTACTGCGAGAGACGCTCCCGAATGGAAGTGCTACGGTTGAAGCGATCTCCGGAGATAGTATTCGCAAATACCTGGAGTTTCGTGATCTAATCGAAAGTGTTCTATAGTTTCTTGGACTGAGGATTCTGACAATGTCTAAACAACGGATCGGCTATGTCCCAGGGAAGGATCTACCAAACTATCGCAAAGAAAACGCACCCAAAATTTGCCCTATACTGAAGGCAGAGGGATACGAGCCTGTTGTAGACCACGATCACCGCTCAGGGAGAATCAGGGGAGTCGTTTCCAGAGAGGGAAATGCCCTCCTTGGAAAGGTCGAAAATTTCTTCTTCACACGGTGTGCGACGCTCTCTCAGGACTTACCAGAAGTTCTCAGAGCAATGGCAGAGTATCTGGAACAAGAGCAAGGACCATACCATCCAGTGGGTATCAGACAGGTCACAACGAAATTTAAGAACCAGCCAAAACCTGTTCAGATCAAAATACTAGAACATCGCGGTATCCCTCACTCAGTAATCAAACAATGCAGGAATGGTAAACAGAGGAGTGTGCTGTACAGGAAGCACTTAGAAACAAACTGAAAAGAGTGTAGAAACAATGACCTCAGACACTGGCTTGCTTTGCTTAGGAGGCTGTCTTCATGGAACTTTGGAACCTTATCGTCGTTGTCAAGTCCTAGAAGCAGTAGCTCCTGATCCAGTCAAAATCTCTTGGAAAGAGGTTCCTAGGTCTTCTCCTTTTCCGATTGAGGTGTATGAAGTCCGGAACATTGAAAAGAAGACGTATTGGGTGTTGTCGACTCTTAGTCTGGAAGATTGTCTTTCCCTCCTAGAAAAGAAAGATAGCGATGGCTTGGAAGGAGTATAAGGAGCGGTGGGTTGGTTGTCAGGAATGCAGTCTTTGTGAGCAACGACGAAATGTTGTTCTCCTAAGAGGTAAAATCCCTTGCGATGTTCTCTTCGTTGGAGAGGCTCCTGGAACTTCTGAAAATGATCTAGGGAAACCATTTATTGGACCAGCTGGCAAACTCTTAGACCAAATAATCGAGAGAGCAATAAGACTTGCAGATATCGAGGAGCCTCCAAGGATTGCCTTCACAAATCTGGTTGGATGTATCCCATTGGATGATTCCAACCAGAAGACTCACGAACCACCAAAAAGTGCAATCGAGGCTTGTAGCCCACGTCTCAGAGAACTCTTAGTTCTTTGTCAACCATCCCAAATCGTTTGTGTCGGGAAGTTGCCCGGCAAGTGGATTCCGAAGCTGTTGGAGCTTGAGACAGACCCAGTGGTGATCATCCATCCAGCTGTTATCTTGAGAGCTGATCAATCCCAACAAGGTTTGGCCATCCAGAAAACGGAAGTCCAACTCGTAGACCTATTCGAGGAAATCCATGCCAAGTCCTAAGAAGAAGAAGCCAGCTGCTCTCTCTACTCTGAAGAACAAAATCAAGTCCTTCAATGAGTCCCGGAAAAGAGGACCAGTCTGGAAAGGACCAGAAGTTGATGGGATCACTCAATCACTTCTCAGCCGATTCCTCGTTTGCCGAGAACGCTTCCGACTCTTAGCGATAGAGGGTCTTCGTCCTGCTAAGAAATTCGATGTGAAGATTGAGTACGGACAAATGTGGCATCTTTGTGAAGAGCACTTAGCCAGGAACGAGACATACGAAATCCCTCTCAAGAAGTACTGCCAGAACCTCTGTCGAGAGTATCCATTACAACAAACTGAGATCAGGAAGTGGTGGAAGGTTTGTCTCATTCAATTCCCGTTGTATGTGGACTATTGGAAGAAACAGAAGGACGTGCTCAATCGGGAACCAATATTTCAGGAAGAAGTGTTCCGTGTCCCATACGAGCTACCCTCCGGTCGTGTCGTGCTCTTGCGTGGAAAGTTCGATTCAGTGGATGTGATCAAACGTGGACGCAAGAAATCTGTGTATCTCCAAGAAAACAAGACCAAAAGTTCGGTGGACGGCCAAGTTCTCAGTCGCCAACTGACGTTTGATCTTCAGTCGATGATGTATCTCACGGCTCTCTCCAGGATGGAACACCCAACGCTCGCGAAATATTCGCTTGCTGGTGTCCGCTATAATGTGATAAGGCGGCCTCTAAGTGGAGGGAAGGGTTCCATTCGTCCTCACAAACCAACGGCCAAAAATCCACAAGGAGAGTCAGAAGAGGGATACTTTGCCAGACTTGGTGAAATCCTATCTGGATGTCAGGAGGAATACTTCACTCGGTTCTCAGCAGAAGTCACGCCTGAAGACCTCGCCAAATATCAGAAAGAGTTTCTTACTCCGATCTTAGAACAACTTTGTGAGTGGTACGATTGGGTCAAGGGATTCACTGACGCTGAAACAGGAGAACCAACAGGTGAAAAGTTCGACCCATTCGGCGGAGCAGATGGAGGTGCTTACAACTGGTTACATTGGAGAACTCCTTATGGATTCTACAACATCCTAGCAGAGGGAGGGTTTGCTGATGTAGACAACTACTTGTCTTCGGGGTCTGAAGTAGGACTCCAAAGAGTCGATTCACTGTTCCAGGAGCTGTAACGTGGAACTACAGGATGTTCTCACAGAGGTAGATGGTTCTCTTGATAGTCTTATCGTAGAACTCGAAGGCCAAGATATTCCCAGCTCATGCTACTCTTGCTTGTTAAGGGCTTGTATCGCTATCGGAATGCTCCGAGCCATTTCTGATCCAGGACTCAACAAACACAGAATGATGGAAGAAAAGGAGGTGACAGATTGCCAGTCGTGACCCGCCAGTCCCCCAAGAAGAAAGCAACCAAAAAGAAAGCATCCTCAGGCTCTGCTTGGGATCGAATCAGTGACATATCCTTCGAGGACGAAGGATTGAAAATGCTCTTGTATGGGAGAAGTGCCTCTGGAAAGACAACTTTCTGGTCCTCGTTTCCGGGTCCGATTCTCGCTATCATTGCTTCAGGAGGGCGAAATCCTGGAGAGCTTCGGTCTGTCAACACACCGGCTCTCCGCAAAAAGATCAAGACGATCAACATCGACAACTCTCTGGAGATCAAAGACCTCTGTGAGCAACAAGCTGAGACAGGTCGATTTGCTACAGTAGTGCTCGACCACAGTACTGGTCTTCAGGACAAGGTCCTGGGGGAGATCCTTGGAGTCGATGAGATCCCTGTCCAGAAGTCTTGGGGTTTGGCCTCACAACAGCAGTATGGGCAGTGCACTGCGCAGTGCAAAGAGTTGTTCAGGATGCTCTTGAATCTATCATGTAACGTTGTGATCGTTGCTCAAGAGCGTGAAAGTGTTCCAGACGGAGATACTGCTGATCTTCTTCTTCCGTATGTAGGAGCTGCTCTGACTCCGTCGTTGGCCGGATGGTTGAATCCAGCCTGTGACTACATATGTCAAACATTCAAACGAGCTGAAATGGTAGAAAAGGAGGTGAAGATTGCTGGCAAAACGAAGATCAAGACGTCGCGTTCTGGTTCAGTCGAGTTCTGTCTAAGGACAGGACCAGACGATATCTACACAACAAAGTTCCGGATGCCAAAAGGAACAGAACTGCCAGAACTGATCGTTGATCCGGACTATGATAAACTCATGGAGATCATCAACCACTCTGGTTGAAATCTCTGTCTTTCTTTCTTTCTTCTGACAAGGTGGATTAGAACATGGCGAAGCAAAAGTCAAGTGGTGGTGTGTTGGCGGCAAAACTCGGCAGCCGTTTAGCAAAGGCTCACGAGGCTCATAAGGATGACGTAACAGCCGTCTCCGCAGGAGCAGGTCTTCCTTCGGGAATTGAGCTGGGTATTGCCCGACTGAAATCTATTCAGTTCGGCACCTACAAGACTGGAAAAATGCAAGGCGAAGTTTTCTTTATGGCGCAAGGAACCGTCCTTGAGCCAAAGAAACACGACGGAATTCAGATCGAAGGACTCAACACTCAAATCGGTCCAGAACCTCTCTGTGACACACCAGAGCGAAAACGTGCGACGTTCGATGATCACTATGCTTGGGTCCTCAACCAGCTCCGGCTGTTGGGTCTTGACACCTCAGAGATCGATGGATCAGAGCTGGAGGAAGTTTGTGAAGTTTTGGTCGGTGAAGCTCCGACATTCCGTTTCCGAACCTGGGGTGGGGGAGAGTACACGGACGCCGCAGGGGCAACTCGGCAGGGATCAATCAACCACGAATGGAATGGAGCTGTTGATCATGACCCTGAAGACTCAGACGACGTGGAAGAGGATGATGTCGTAGAGGAAGTTCCGAAAGGAAAAAAGAAGACCTCACCAAAACCAAAACCTGAACCCGAGGAAGAAGAGGAAGAAGTAACAGAGGAAGAAGCAACAGAGGAAGAAGGAGAAGAAGAAGAAGTAACAGAGGAAGAAGGAGAAGAAGAAGATCTCCAAGCTCTAGGTGCTGCTGCTGATGATGGTGACGAAGATGCCCAAGTTCGTCTGACAGAACTGGCTGAAGAGGCTGAGTTCGACACCGATACTGTCGAGACCTGGACCGAGGTTGCATCAGCTCTCAGAGGAGTAACAGAAGAGGAAGCAACAGAGGAAGAGGAGTGGTCACCAGAAGTTGGGGAAGTCTATCTCTACATGCCACCGAAATCCAAGAAAGCTGTGGAGTGCTCAGTGACGAAAGTGCTTGCCAAGAGCCAGAAGGTCAGTCTCAAGGCAAAGGTCGGAGGGAAGGTCTACGTTTCAGTTCCTTGGTCTGAAATCGAACCTGAGTAAAGATAGAGACACCAAGATGGTGACAGGAGTGTGACTAACAGGCAGGGAAGCGGGTCTCATGACGAGGCTACAAGGATGATCGCTGTGGTCACTAGACCAGACACTGGAAAACAAGATTTCAGGGGAGGAGGTCTTGTTAGGGGAATCCAGTGTCTGGTTCTTTTGATGGATCGGTAGCAGCCATGAAATAAGTGTTCGCTTCATTCGCGAAACAGCTAACACAGTTCGAGAACAGACCTTTGGTCAGGAAATCATGGAATACACAACGGAGCAACGAGAAGCCATTGACTTCTCCGTGACAGCACTAAACAAGGGAGACTCGGCAACGGTTGCTGGCTATGCAGGTACAGGCAAGACAACAGTAATCAAGGACGTTGTGAGACAGACCAAAAACTCTCGTGTCGTCACCTTCACCGGAAAAGCAGCAGCTGTTCTCAGAGAAAAGGGAGTGACTGCTCAGACCATCCATTCATCTATCTATCAATGGGACTCTGAGAGCGGTGAGTTCTACTTGAAAGATGATCCAGAGTGTGATTGTTTCATTATTGACGAAGGCTCAATGGTTGGGAGACTGCTCTACAGAGATTTGCTCTCTTATGAAATCCCGATCCTCTCGGTTGGTGATCCAGGACAATTAGAGCCGGTGAACGACAGCTCAGTAAATCTCTTGGAGAATCCAGACATTCTTCTCGAAGAGATTCATAGACAAGCTGAAGACTCACCAATCATTCGGTTGGCAACTCAAGTAAGAAGAGGCATTCCGCTTCGTCTCTCAGAGACTCCCGGTTGCAGAGTTGTTCCGTTCTCTAGTCTAGCTTCTCTAGACATAGAACCTGATATCTATCTCTGTGGGTACAATCGAACCAGAGTTGAAATCAATCAGGTACACAGAGAAGTTCTCGGGTTCAACCAACCTATTTGTCCTGGAGACAGGTTGATCATCAAGTGTAATGATCCTTCTCTTGGACTGTATAATGGACAGTTGCTGGATGTTCTCAAGGTTCTATCCGTAGAACATTACAGAGCTGATTGTGTGGTGAAATTCGCCGGAGAGACCGGTCCCAGAAATCTCAAGCTCTGGACCAGAGGATTGCTTGATCCGAAATCTCTCGTCTGGGAAAATCTCCGTTGCCTGAGAGGCAAAGTCGCAGCTGTCGATTATGCTTTTGGGATCACAGTTCACGCATCACAAGGGTCTGAGTGGAACAGAGTTGCTCTTATCGCTCAGGCAGGCAGGTGGAACCAATCAAAATGGCTCTACACAGGAATCACTCGTGCTGCAAAAGACTTGACAGTATTCATTTAGGAATGAAATATGCCTGCCCCAGTTCGTAAGAAAAAGGAAGAGAAACCTGTCTCTTCTTGTATTGCCTGTAGTGGAACCGGAGTTGCATCCTCTGGAAGTCGGTGTGTTCCTTGTAATGGAAAGGGATTGTCAAAAGAATTGAGAGTCTGGACTTGTCCAGATTGCGGAATGGTTCACAGAGGGTTCATTTACGACAATTGCCACAACAGTAAGTGTCCGAGCAAACATGCCGAAGCCAAAACACCGAACCCAAGTCCTACAAAGAAAACATTCTCCAAGAAGAAAGCTGCCCTCAAAGCCAAATCACCGATCAGGAAAGGTTCTCCGAAACCTGTGTCTATCGGCGAAGAGATGGATCTCGATTGACACTGAAACAACTGGGGTAGACCTACATCACGGAGCTAGACCGTTCCTCGTCACTGTTGCTGATCAAGATGGTGCAGTGTCTTGGTGGGAATGGGACGTTGATCCGAAAACTCGCCGTGTAATCGTTGACCCAGCGGACCTCTGTGAGATCCAAGAAGAGATTAATCAGGCAGAACTTTGTGTACTACAGAATACGAAGTTCGACTATTCTATGTTGAAAGCCATTTTCCAAGATAATGGAATGGAACTAGAATGGGATTGGTTGAAAACTGTAGACACATTGTTTGCTGATCACATGCTTAATTCAGTTCAACCGCATGATCTGACAAGCATGGTTCTCCGGTATCTTGGAACCAACTTACAACCCTACGAAGACAAAATTCGAGACGTAGTTTTGGAGCTTCGACGACGATGTACCAAAACAATCGAAGATGAAGAGGAATATCTGTTTAAGGATTGGGTGCTCGCAAAATCTGATCTAGAATGTATGCCTTCGGCCAAATCCAAAGTCTGGAAGCTGGACATGTGGCTTCCGAGAGTAGTAGCTCGAACAGAGAGATTGCCAACAAGACATCCATATCAGACGATCTGCTCCGACTATGCCAATTCAGATTCTATTGCCACAGTAATGTTGTGGAGGTACCTTGCTGAAAAGATCGAAGAGAGACAACTCTGGGACATCTACAACGAACGTCTCAGACTCTTACCAGTGATTCCACAGATGGAAGAGTGGGGCGTCACTGTCAACCAATCTAATCTGTCAGAACTGACTGCTCAGTACGAGGAGGAATCTGTTAAATCAGGAGATCGGTGTGTTCGCATAGCCAAGAGGATGAACTACGATCTGGTCCTCCCGAAATCTGGGAATAACAACTCTTTGCTCCACTTCCTGTTTGATTCAGAAAAGACTAAAGCAGTCCTTCCACTTCCAATTGTCAGTCGTACCAAATCAGGAAACCCCTCATTAGACAAAGAAGCGATGTCAGCCTATGAAGAGGTCTTACCTCCTAAGAGCAAAGAGCTTCTCTTCGTTAGAGCACTGAAGGATAAGAGAAAAAGAGACACTGCTTGTTCCTACATGGACTCTTATCAAAAGTTCTGGGTTCCAACAGAGCATGAACAGTTCTTCAGATTACATCCTTCCTTGAATCCTACTGGTACGAACACGCTCAGAGGAAGCTCTTCTAACCCGAACGAGCAAAATATCTCTAAACAAGATGGCTTCAATCTGAGATACGCTTTCGGCCCAACTCCTGGTCGTTGTTGGGCTTCTATGGATTATGAAAACGTGGAGCTCAGGATTCCAGCTTACGAATCACAAGAACAAGTGATGATTGAGCTGTTTGAAAAACCAGACGAAGCTCCTTACTTTGGTTCTTACCACCTTCTCAACGCTAGTATCGTCTATCCCGAAAAGTTCTGGCCTCTCAGCGAAACTAAGGGAGCTTTCAAGGACAAGTACAAAGCAACCTACTATCAATGGGTCAAGAACGGTGGCTTCGCTATCCAGTATGGTTGCCAAGAAGCTAAAGCAGACACGACCTTTCGGGTTCCGGGAGCCTATAATGAGCTCAAGAAGAAGATGCCCAAAATCGCTGCCTTAAACGATCACTACATCAGAATGGCGAACACGTATGGAATCGTAGAGACAATTCCAGACAAGGAAGTAGACCCTGAGAAAGGCTATCCAGTTGCCTGTTCAAGGACTCCATATGGCACGATTTCGCCGACAATCCCATTGAACTACCATATTCAGTCAACGGCCATGTGGATTATCTGGAGAGCCATGGTCAAGGTCTCTGAATACTTTGAGACATTAGAAGATGACTGGAAACTGATCATGCAAGTCCACGACGAAGTTGTTATTGATTTCCCACTGGACTGTGACTATGAACCTGTTCTTCTGGAGGTACAACGGATCATGCAAGACATGGGCCAAAATGTTGGAATTCCTCTGAGAGTCGGGATCGATATTCATCCTGATAACTGGGGAACCAGCATCAGTATGAAAGAGTTGAAATACCTCACAACAACAGGTGCTGTATGAAGATCGCCGAAGTCAAGAAACTGACCCCATTGGAAATTTTCGACTATTGGGTTTCAGAACGTCAAGAGATCTATTTGAAGAGACTGAATGCTGTTTCGAAACCCTGGACAGACGACGAAATCCTTATGAAGTTCAAGTTCTGTAACGTTCTGAGGATAAATGATCGGGTCAGTCAATGGTTGTTAGAGAACTGGTACCAGCCAAACTTCGACCATGCAAACATGCCAACAGCAGTAACACTGGCGAGACAACTGAACAACACAGAGTCTCTTGCTGACGTTGGGTTCCCAAAGAAGTGGAGTCCAGCAGCTGTCCAGAAAATCCTGGACAAGAGAGTAGTCAATGGATTGAAAAACTTCGCAGCTGCTTACATGATCACTGGAACTCTTGGAGGAACTAAGATCGAACAAGTGGTCCACAAAGTTGTCACACCGATCCATGCTGATCGAAGCAAACTCATCGATCGCTCTTCGATGAAAACCACTTGGGAGAATCTGTTACCCTATGCGGGATTCAGTTCGTTCATCGCAGGACAAGTCGTTGCTGATCTCAGATGGACAGTAGATGTCGAGTGGCCAGACAAGGATGAATGGGCTCCGATGGGACCAGGGTCCAAGAGAGGCATGAACAGAATTCTTGGGAGAAAATTAGGGGCTCCCATATCTAAGGGAGAATTTCAGAAGGAACTTGCGAAGCTGATTGATCGAGTTCGATCTTCAAGGAATTGGCTCCAACTCCCAGAAGCTATCGATGTTCAGAATTGTCTTTGTGAAACAGATAAGTACCTCCGGACATTGAACGGAGAAGGTCGGCCGAAACAACGATTCGCAGGAGTTTGAAATGTTGATTTCTCTTAGAGGAACTAACGGAAGCGGAAAATCTACGATCGTTTCTACGATCTTGGAACGATATCCTAAAGAAGAAATTTCTGGAGAAAAGAAGCCTGATGGATACAAGTTAAGTGTTCCTTGGTTGGACAAGCCTCTCTTCATTGTAGGAGCCTACAAGACCAAATGCGGAGGGTGTGACAGTATTCAGCCTTATGCCCTGATTTGGCCTCGGATCGCTGCATATGCTCAGGAAGGTCATGTGTTATTCGAGGGAGCTCTCGTCAGTTCTTCCTATGGTACCATTGGCAGAGCAAGTGAAGTCTTTGGGGACGAAATGGTGTTCGCATTCTTGGACACTCCTTTGGAAAAGTGTATTAAGCGAGTTGAGAGTCGTCGATTGGCTAGAGGAAACACCAAACCACTCGACCCCAAAAATGTGATCGTTAAATTCAAAAATGTGGAGAGAAGTATCAGGGTAATCACTGAGATCGGCCGGAGAGTGGTCATCATCGATCATAGGAAAGCAGTTGCCCAAATTCTAGGACTATTTGATGCCCAAACCAGTTCGTGATTGGCGGTCTCTGAAGAACAGAGAAGAATTGTTCCTACGATACTACACATGGAGGATGACAGTTGACGATTTGGATCATTCTCACTATTGTCGTGTGCTCACCAGTGAGATGACCAGAGAACAAAAATGTTGGTTTGGATTCTTGTTCGGAATGACCTACCGAACACCTCAAGCATATGCTTATTGGTGGCACTTTCAAGACTTCGAAGAGATCACAGAACAAGACGTTGAGAGATGGAACACTGAGAATTGGAAACGCACTTCGTACGGCACAGACGCACGATACAACAAGGGTCATTTTGCTGCTCAGACGTGTTCTCTGATCAAGTGGGTCGATGGATATTCTTCTCTCCTAGAGAAAGTTGAAGCACTCACTTCCTTCAAAGATCCCCACACAAACTTTGAGAGTCTGTTCAATTCAGTCTGTGAAATCTTCAAGTTTGGTCGGATGACGAGTTGGATTGCCTGTCAATGTCTGTACGATGTTCTTGGTTTGAAGATCGATTTCCCGAATGTTCTTGTAAGAAACCCAAACTCTGACGGAAGCATGAAATCGATTTGGAATGGGTACTGTATGTTGAAAGGACACTACGACAAGCTTCTCGGGAAACAATATGCTACTGGTTCTGGATACCAGGTCACACCAGAAGATTTAGAGTTCGTGAGACATGATATCATGAGGTATCGGCGTAAAGCCGAAGAGTACTCAGGGATCTCAGTGGACGTCTTTAAATGGGAGTCTGTGTGGTGTCAATTCAAACGATTGTTCAATCCAAACGATTCGAAAGAATACCCAGGACATTCAAGCGGTGATGCAACCAGTCGTTATCTTTACTTTCGAGAACATTGGCCTGAGGTAGACTGGTCCCTGTTCAGGAGAGCCCTGCTTACTCAAGAAAGTGTTGTGAAGGGACTCACGTACGTAAATCAGCACAACAAAGTCTTTGGTGAAACTGGGTTGTTGTTCCATATGGGTGAACTGTTCCAGGACGATATGCCAAATCCATATCTTCAGTTAGGAATTGACCCGAACGAATTACTGGTCAAGGAACTATTCCAAGACGAAGGGATATCTATACCTCATCTATGAAAGGTGTGTCAAATGGTGAAAACTATTCCCCTGTCTTTCCTTAGAAGGAGTGGAGCACATGTGATCTGTGAGCAGATAGCCAGGTCATATCCCGGGGACTGTTATCTGTTTAATGATTTGAATCTAAAGATACCTGAACCTCAAATATTCAGGGGAACAGAGACGAACAGGTTGAATCTATTACTGTTCGAAGAAAAGAACGCTTCTCTTGGTCTAGAGATCATACGGAGTATCTATAACGTCTACTCATCTAGAGTTAAGATGATTGAAAGACATGATAAGGCGAAGAAATGGTATGGTATCCTTCCCACAGATGAAAAGTTTGTTAGAAGATGGAAGGATAGAGCTACTATAGTGATCAACAACCGAAAAACTTCCATCATCTACGAAGAGTGGCTAGAAGACAACTCGGTAGTCTACGCTCCTCTTCAGGAGTTTGGTGTTTCTATCACCCAATTATGCTCGTCTGACAGAATAGTTACCGGGATCCCTCAATCGGCTCTGAGAAGTTTCAAATTGGCAGGGGATGAGGATTCTGTGAAGACTTCGTCAGGTTCCTCTTTCCCAGAAGCCGTTAATAGAGCCGAGGACTTTAATAGGAGATATGAAGACGTAGAATTACCTGATTACATCTTGAACGATGAAGAACTTCAAGACCTTCACACAAGAATCTATGGTTGGAGCCTCAATGAATAGCCTAGTCAAAATTTGTGTTCCTTCTAAAGCAAGGGCAGAAATTTTCATCAAAAAAACTGCGAAAATACTACAACATACCAACGTGGATTGGTCTGTGTTTGTTGAACCACAAGACGTTGGTTCGTACCTTGAAGCAGGAGTGGAAGAGGGTCGGTTAGTAGTGCTCAAACACAACGATCAGGGACTTGGTCATGCTCTGTCAGCAATGAAGAAACATTGCCAGTCCTCAGGTGTTGAGTTTGTTTGGAAAATGGACGACGACATTCATCACTGGTATGATCATTCCCGGGTTTCATCCAAGTCTGATCAGGGAAAGATGTTAGACGATTGTCTCACACTTCTTTCAGACCTTTCCTCTGTGACAGAAGAGGCTGGACTCAGTCTGGGAGGTCTGAGTTTCCCCTCCAAGTATTTCCATTCAGATTGGAGAGATGTGACTCATGTGAATAAAATGTTCGAAACGACTTACATCGTACGTACAGAGTCCTGGTTTGTTCCAGAAGTAACAAGAGGATACCATGAAGAATTTGTAGCTTCAGCCCACCTGTTACTGGAAGAACTCGTGACCTTACGGATCGGGAAGTATTGTTGGGCAGCTGATCTGTCTACCCTCCCTGGAGGTCTTCAGTCGTTTGATCGGGCTACGGAACAGAGAGAGTTCTATGATCTACTCCAGAAAGAGTATCCTAGACTTTCGAGACAGACAGATCGTATACAATACACTCAGAAGACTGGTACTGTGTTTGAGGTGACCTCAAAGCCAGTCTTTAATCGCCGCTTCAGCACAAAGCTGAAGACCACAACGAGTTCCCCTGGATTCTTGAAGGAGGTTGCAGAATGTCAAAGAAAATCCGTGTCTGCGTTGTTGGGGTAGGTAACTGTGCCAAATCCTTGATAGAAGGAGTGGGCCTCTACACTGAAAATGAAAGCACTGACGGACTGAGTTTTGTTGAAATTGGAGGGTACAAAGCAGAAGACCTGGAGTTTGTGCTAGCTTATGATGTAGACGATAGGAAAGTTGGGAGACATTTGGCCGACGCGATATACCAACAACCGAATTGTGCAAAGAGCTTCTTCCAGGACTACAGAGAAGATGATGTTTTGAATTTTGTGATTGATGGTACTTGTCCAGTCAAGATGGGGCAAGTCCTTGATGGAGTGGCTCCTCACATGGCAAGCTACCCAGCTCATCAGAGTGTTCGGGTTTCAAATAGACCTGAATTGTCTTCCAGCAAGTTTATTAACGACCTCATAGATTATGAGGTTGATGTTGTGCTCAACTATCTTCCTGTGGGTTCTCAGGAGGCAACTGAGTTCTATATCTCTGGTTGTCTTATTGCTGGGGTTCCGTTCGTGAATTGTATTCCAGTGTTTATTGCTTCTGATCCAGTGTGGGAAGATCGTATTAGAGCAGCCGGCATCCCTGCAATCGGGGATGATATGCGGTCTCAACTCGGTGCTTCTGTTATGTCTCAGGCTTTACAAGAACTTTTCTTCAACCGAGGCATGCACGTTCAGTTCCATTGTCAAACCAATTACGGAGGAAACACTGACTTTCTTAATATGGTCGATCAGACACGTCTTTCTTCGAAGAAAATCTCAAAAGAAAACGTGATTCGAAGTCAGAATGATATTCGAGGGATTCCGGTCCCGGAAGACGGGATTCATGCGGGACCGTCCTGCTATATCCCACACCTCGGTGACAACAAAATCGCCCATTTCCGTATCGAGGCAACTGGGTTCGGCGGGGCCAAAGTCGAGTTCGATGCGAAACTTTCCGTACAGGACTCACCAAACTCTGCAGGCGTTGTTATTGATGCGATCAGGTACTTACAGGTCGCGAAGGAGTTGGGGCTCGTAGGTGCTCTCAGAGGTCCTTCAGCAGCAACTCAGAAATCACCTCCCCAGCAGATGATGATTCAAGATGCCTACAAGGAGTGTCAGGCTCTAGCGAATCGAGAACTGACTGACTCATTACGGACTCACAATCTGAGGACCTGAGAGGACCGCTACGGAGTTTTGTACGTAGGTTAGGGAGTAACTTACGGCCTGATGACAGCGTTCCTTACAGGATCACCTGGCTCCTTACATCCCTTGGGGGGTTTCTGTACTCAAACCTGAGGACCCTACAAGGACCGTCACGGAGGTTTTACCTGCGGGCGGGCATAAGGGTTAAGTCCAGGCATAGCGTTCCGTTTGGGATCACCCAGGTCCTTACATCAAACCATTCGGAGAATCTGATGATTTACGTCAACTCCTACGACATCGACGGAGTGATATGGATGGGACCCCGACACAAGGGGATCTACCCTGGACCGGACGACATAATCGTTTCGGGGCGGTCGTTTGAGCAACGAGAAGAAACGGAAGATATGCTGAGAAGTCGAGGCATCTCTCCAGAACGTCTCTACCTGAACCCATTACCGTTCAATGGACGGAGCCGTGTAACTTCGGGGCAACACAAGGGGACTGTGTTCAGTCGTTTGAAAAATGAGGAGGATATCAAGGTTCTACTTCACTTCGAAGACGACCCGGTTCAGGCCACAGAAATCAACCGTCTGGCTCCTTGGGTGACTGTGGTCCTTCTTTGCCACGAGCTCGTAGAAAAGTAGGAACGAAAAAACTCGTGACCCGGTTTCGAGCCACGAGTTCTACTTTCTCTGGACAGAGCAGGAGGCTCAGTCGAACTTTTTGCTCTGTCCCTTTTTGGTCAAGAAGTAACAGGTTGCTCGTGCTCCCTCGATCACAGCAGAACCGATGTATTCCTGGACAGTCAAATCGAATTTGGGATTGACTTGATGGCGAGCAGCTGCAACAGCCAGACCGCCTGCCTCAGCGATTTCTTCGATTCGTTTGGCAGTAGCTTCCGACACAGCACCAGCAGCCTTGAATGCCGCGAAAAGATCAATCTTCTTTTGCGTCCAGCGAATTTCTTTAGCTGTCTGGTCAGCCACTTCTCTCTCTTTACGGGGAGTGTTGGGCTCCTTTGCAGGAACTTTCTTTGTTGCTTCCTTCTTAGCTGCAGTCGGGGCAACTTCCTTCTTAGCTGCAGTCGGGGTAGCTTCCTTTGTTGCGGTTTTCTTGACGGGTGCCTTCTTTGTCGTCGCCTTCTTTGTCGTCGTCGTTGTCATCATTGCTCCTGACACAAGGGATTGTGGACCTGAAATGGTCCGGGAAACTACTCGGCAACGCATGTTACCAAGCCATCGAATTCAACTAGACGGGTCACACCGTCTACTCGTCCGAACGCCTTACAACGGCTTCGGTTTGTTTGGACGGAGAGGATGGTGAACTCAGTGTTGTCTTCAAGGATCACAATATCCCCGACCATGAGTTCACCGAACGTTCGCTTGATTGTCTCTTGAATCATGATTGGTACCTCCTTGTATGAGTGTACGTTGGAAAACAAAACCGGACTAGTCAGTAGGACACAAAATCTCAGGAATTTTTCAATTCGACCCAAAATCACCCGTTTGGGTTCGATTGAATCCGGGAAACCAAGTAGGAAATGACATCTTCGGGAAGAATCTTGTGATCGCCACCCGTCGTGACCCGGTACATAAAGCCTCGGAGAGATTCTGGAATCCTAGGGATACCGCTGCCGGCTCGCTCGCCGTTCCAATCTGTCGTTATTGCGTAGCCAAGCGGTTCTCGTTTTTGGTCTTCAATCTTCACCCAGGCTGTATTAACTGGAACAGCTTCTGAGACGATTACGTTGTACCATGGCCATGAACCGGAGAACTCACAAATCACAACGCTGAGTCCTGCTCCAATACCACCCACCCAAACGCGACTCGCGTTTGTCCAAGAACCCCGCAACTCGTCACGAAATCCCTCGTCGTCGAAAGTACTCAATTCTCGGACACGCTCCCAAGCGATGACTTCCGTCAGGCTATACTTAGCGATAAGGGTTTCAATGTCGGTCTTTGCATTTCTCATTGGTTTGCTCCGTGGAAGGATAGGGTAGAAGGAGAAACAGCCTGGGTTTGAAGAGGTCCAAGAGACTACGGAAGAATCGCAACATCAACAGCATCAGCAGCTGGGACAAGTTGGATTGCTTCCTCCCTGACAAGACTCATCACCCACTTCTTTGCTTCGGCCAAGGTCATTGAAGGACTGAAATGTATCTCTCCTTCGCCTTGGTATTGGTTGATCTCGACGATCTGGAACGCCCAACTGCCTCGGACTCCTCCTCGGGGTTTCTTGGCATGACTTCGAACGTATTCGTTGTTGTTGAAAGTGACTTTCATTGTTTTGCTCCGTGAAAGATAAGTTTCAGTGAACCGCATTGCCGTGAGCGGAATATACTTTGTATCGGTAGAAAGTAAATAGTCCCCGTAGACTATTCTAGAAAATTTTCCAAGATTTTTGAAAGTAGAGAAAACACATGAGAATTCTCCTGGATATGGACGAGGTAATCACTGATTTCACGCAAGGAGCCTTAATTCTTCACGGTTTTTCAGTAGAAGACCTTGAAAAAGTTCGTACTCCGGGGAGTTGGGACATCAACACGCCGCTCGGCCTGACACCAGGACAATTCTGGAGACCGATTAATGAGGCTGGTGAACAGTTCTGGACTGATCTAGAACCTTTGCCGTGGGCCCATGAAGTCGTAGATATTGTAGAATCGCTTTTTCCAGAAGAATGGTACATCGCTTCTTCTCCGTCATGGCAGATAGATTCCAGGACGGGCAAAATCAAGTGGCTTCAGAACTTCTTCGGGAAACAGTTCGATCGATTCGTTCTGACACCACACAAACACCTGATGGCTCATTCTGGTTCGGTTTTGATCGACGACAGAGACTATAATGTAGAAAAGTTCCGAGAGGCAGGAGGGCATTCTATCGTGTTTCCAACACGTGGGAATTCCCTACACTTGAAATCTCAGGACCCGATGACCCACTTAATCACTGAGTTGGAAACCCTTCTAGAAAAACAAGGAGCAGAGTGAGATGCACTACACGACACGAAATGTCAACACAGCTTTTGAACAGTTGGTTAGCGATCTCCGAGACCCGGAACTGTTAGCCAATGGAACAATCGTTGAGGTGAACACAAGGAACGGAAAAACAAGAAAGTTCTCCACACCAGTCATTGTGACATACACACACCCAAGAGAACGTGTGTTGTTCAATTCAGTTCGTAACTGCAATCCGTTCTTTCATTTGTTCGAATCACTCTGGATGCTTGCTGGTCGGAACGATCTTCAGCCTTTGCTGAAATATGTTTCTACGTTCGGAAACTACTCCGACGACTGGGAAACTCTCAACGGTGCCTACGGATACCGTTGGCGACATGCCCAAGTGGATGACTGTGTAGAGGACCGAGTGGATTCAGATCTGAATGGGATTGACCAACTATGTCTTCTCGTTGAACATCTTCGAGAAACCCCAAACTCTCGAAGAGCTGTTCTCCAGATGTGGAATGTTCAAGACGACTTGTTACAACTGGACACATCAAAAGATGTTTGTTGCAATTTGTCTGTGGTGTTTTCGATCAGAGACCCTGATGACGGGTTAGTCGCTGGACCTTACCACCCAACCAAAACACCTGGAGAGCAACTCAGTCCAAAAGTTCTTGACATGACTGTCTTCAATCGATCCAATGACGCGATCTATGGGATGCTCGGAGCCAACGTTGTTCACTTCAGTTTCCTACAGGAGTATATCGCGTGTTGTCTAGGAATAGAAGTTGGTCAATACCACCAAATCTCTTCTGATCTCCATGTGTACCTGGACACTAACTCTGGTTTCCATCCTGAAAAGTGGTTGGAAGCTTGTACAGACACCAACTATGACGAAATCGCTCCTTGGCAACAACCCTTTGTTTGTGATAGAGGGGTCTTTGATAGAGAGGTCCAAGCATTCGTCACGAACGAGGACTGGACTCGGAATTGGTCAGAACCGTTTCTCCAGAGAGTAGCTGCTCCAATGTGTTATGCGTTTGAACTACACAAACGGAGACAGTACTCGATGGCACTGAACTTGTTACGCACTACATGTGAAGCTCCAGATTGGAGACAAGCAGGTATTGAGTGGCTGCAACGACGACAGACCAACTGGGAACAAAACCACTTGAAGAAAGACTGATTGTCGTTGAAATCTTCCAAACAAACAGTGTCCAGAGAGGAGTGTCAAGTTGACCCTACAAAATCCTTATGGTGAAATGTCAGGTCCTTACAGCAACGTGTTCAACGAAGGACGAGTAGGTGTGTTCTACATTCACAACACACAAGTGTTTCGTTTGTTGTATCCACAAGTGTTACAACGAACCTTTCCTATTGAAATCACGTACGACTTCAGACGACAGTCTCTTAGAGTCACAGCCTACAGTTGGGAATTTTCACGAGTCCCCGAAGGAGCGAGTCCGGAAGAGTATTGTTACTATGGTCTTGCTGGCCTACTTTATGTCAGGAAGAGCAGCGATGTTGAAATCTCAGAAGATTGTGAGTGCTTAGACAGACAAGCACTTGTTCAGTGACCAACTCAGTGATGTGTTGATTAGTCGTGTTTTTGACAAAGGAAGAAGCAATGAAGAAATGTACAACGACGGTGATGTTGGTGGTGATGTTGGTGTTCGTAGGGTGCCGTGCAGAGTCCGATGTTGTGTCGGAAAACATGTCGTTGGCGGCACACAACTTCGAGATCAATCGCCGGTGTATCTTCTATAACGGGATCACTGGGGAATACATGCTGACGATTGAAGGACGGTTGACGGTTACGAAAAGCAATTCGCAACACAGACTCGAAGTCGTCGCGAAGGTTGGGCCAGAATCGTACAAGAAACACTATCTTGGACTGTCGGACAATATGTCGTATTTCGTTGAGCAACTAGATCCAGTTAAGGCGGACCCGTTTCGCTATCGTGTGTTCTTCAGGCCGACAACGATCATTCCCGACATCGATGTGCAGACAGAGTAATAACAACACAAACCTAGAAGACTGGTCTAATGATTAAAACAAAGAATACGTTCCATTTTCCTGAAGGTACGAATGACGAACATTGGATTGACACGTCGTACTGCGACGCTCAATTCAATATCGGTGAAAAGATTATCATTGAAGGTGAACCGCAGGTTTTCGTTGTGGTGGATATCCAGAACCAGTTTCGCCGCATGGAACGAAACGAAGCAGGACAAGCACTGAAGATGATTATGCGAAACGTAATTCTTGAACGCTTTGAAGAGATAGGTGACGACTCATGAAAATCACAACGAAAACAGTCGGGACAGGGAAGAACACGCAAGATGTTCCACGGGCATGTAAGCAATGTGGAAAACTGTTGACAAAGAAAGGGATCGTAGAACTGTGTCACAAGTGTCTGAAGAAGCAGTGAGCTGGCCAGTCCTATCTAAGAGGGACTTTGTCCGTCGTTATCAGAAAGGAGAATTCGGTAATGCGGGACCCAGCTGGAACTCAGTCGAGGAGTTTTCCCTAGGACAACCAAAAAGAGGTCGATACCATCTGCGTTGTCGGAAAGTATCAGGTCCAACACACTACGACTTAGACGAAGAAGCTCTCCAGAGAACCTATCGTGTTCTGTTGAGTAGCGGTTGGAAATCCGAAGACTGGTATGTCAGCGAGATGGCTCCAACTGAAAAGACTCGTCTACAAGGAGAAGTACAACAAACTCCAGACGGGTTGTACCTCTACTTCAGCACTCTCAAAGAAACTATGCGAAGTGCTCTACACATGGGAGGACGTGAGGCACGCGGTGTGGTTGCGGAAAACCTCTTGAAGAGCTATCTCCCACCAGAAGACTATGATTGGTTACAGGTCCTGCTAGACCGCTATCCAGGTCATGTGATTGAGTTCTCCACGTATTCAGTTCCGTACGGTACAATCTCAGGATGCAAGACTGTTTGGTGGGAAGTCCGTTTGTACTGAAACAGGGAATGAAATATGGACCCAGGAGTTTTCCGTTGTGGATGTTGTGAATTCCTATTTTCTTTGTGGACTGAAGGACCTGTCTGGGAGTGTGGGATCTGTCGTCGCAGTGTGTGTAATCGTTGTGTGAAAGAGCTGACTATCAGCGTTGAGCCTGTTTGTAGTTCCTGTTCAGAAAGTAAGAGATGACCCCAAACGAATACCAAGTTCTGGCAATGAAAACTGAAGCAGACCAACAGACAGTGTTGGAGAGATTCCACAGTTGGTCCCCAAATGATCAGTTGTTGTTTATTGAACTGAATAACGGGATCACGGGACTGTCTGATGAAGTAGGAGAACTGAACGCTGCTTTGAAAAAGTGGATTGAGTATGGTAAGCCACTGGACAAGGTCAACATCAAAGAAGAAGTCGGTGATGCTCTCTGGAGGTTGTCTCAAATCTGCAACGCTCTCGAGATCACGCTGGAAGACTGTATGTCAGGCAATCTTCAGAAGCTGAAATCGAGATACCCAAATCTCTACTCAGATGAACGAGCAGCGGAAGAGAACCGAGACAGAGAAGCAGAACGTGAGGCTGTCCAAACAAAAGACAGTGAACAACCAGGGGTCTTTGGTGTGGAGTGTCCTGATTGTCAGGATAAGTCGGACCATTGGCATTGTCTACGGTGTGATGGAGAACGACGGTTATTCACTCCGAAAGAATTGTGTGAAGAGTTTGATTTGGAAATCATAGATGCGAATGGTTGGAAAGGGGAGTGGGAACGTCCGTTCTCCGAACCAGTCAGTATCAGAGAGTTCGTTAATCGGTTCGGAGAATCGACCATACTTCTCAATTGGTCAAAGCGATTCAAACAAACATTCGACGAACACTATGATCCTGCAAACTTCCTGGAAGAGTACAATTATCAACACCCGAAATCTCCAGAACTGGAACCAGAGACAGACACCACCGTTCCGATCGTCCAAGACTTCTTCCAAGATTTTGGGTCTGTAGATATTTGTGTCTCTGTTGCAGGAGAACTCAAAATTGCTCCATCTGGGCCGACACAAAATGGGTGTGGATGGGCAGAGTATCCTGAGGACTGTGAATGGAAGGAACCTGAAATCCTTGATGAAGAGCCGGGCATGAAGATCGTGTCGCCAAGCTATTCAAGAGCGTGTTCTCAGTGCGGAAGACCGATCCATCGGAGCAACTCAGTAGGTTATTGTGCCAATTGTGCAGCCACTTCAAGAAAAGGATAAACTGATGCCAAAACCTGTGAAGAAGCTTGTTGAACAGTCTACTGAAAAACAGGGTGTGAATCAAGAACTGAGACCCTACAAATTCCATGGTCTAGATGTCGATGTTGAAAACCTCAACGGAGAAGAAGTCGTTGATTGTCCTTGGTGTGGTCGAGAAGGTAAGTTCTCTATCCAGGCTCAGACAGGTCTCTGGAAATGCTTTGTCTGTTTAGAGACTGGAAATGCTACAACGTTCATCAGGAAATTGTGGGAAGACAGTCCTTGTCCCGTCAAAGAGATCAAGGAGTTTTGTGTAGAACGAGGGTATGTCTCAACAAAAACTGCAATCAGTTGGGGACTGAAAAAATCGTTTCTCACTGGAGATTGGATTGTTCCTGGCTACGGTGTCGGACAGGTGATCAATCAGGTGTATCGCTACATCAAGTTTCCAGACGGAAAGAAACTTCTTCCAACTCCAACTCTTGGTCATCAGTTGTTTGGACTCGGAACGTTCAAACAGAGCCGTGAAGTCACCTTCATCTGTGAAGGTCCGTGGGATGGCATTGCTTTAGAAGAAGGACTATCGGTGATGGGCAAGCATTTCCCCGAGTCCTCTGAAATCTCTTATGCCAACAGCAACGTCATCGCGGTCCCCGGGATTGGGACCTTCTTTGCTACTTGGGGCAAGCTGGTGGAAGGGAAAACTGTGATCGTGGCTTATGACTCAGATCATCCACGGACTCACCCAAAAACCAATACTCCTATCACACCTGCGGGACTGGAAGGAGTCCGTCGAGTTGTGGCTACGCTTTGGAGTAACCCCAAGAAGCCTGAAAACCTACGGTACATCCGGTGGGGACCGGAAGGCTACCATCCTGATCTTCCATCAGGCACTGATGCTCGTGACTTTCTTCACGGAGTATTGTCGTGAAAAGTATCGTGGTGCTGAGTCCTGAGAGTTTATTTGTTGACAAATGGATTCAGAGATTGACAGCCTGTCTGAAAAGAGAGTTTGACGACGTACAATACGTCAACTGCACTCCTCTCGAACGTGGACCAAATTTCGAGTGGATCAATCCTGTGATCGAGTGTCTTAAACCGATTGACCTGATTGTTCTCGTAGGAGAGACGGCTCATAACAATGTTCGGCTGTCTTTGCTACCTGGGGTTCGTATTCTAGTTGTCAGTAGACTGGACCATCCAAAATGGAACAACCGTACATTCACGTCCCTTGAAAAGTTCATCAGTAATGGTCAGTCAGACCTGGAAGTGTACTTCAAAGAGACATCAACAAAACTCATTGCTTGTGATCTGATCCCGTTCTAAGGAATACAATCTGTGACTGTAGATAAGCTGCAAAATCTCGCGGTGCGCACCGAACTCTTCCTCAAGATGATCGCTCCAGTCCCTGAGGAATGGAAGGCAAAAAGAGTCAAGCAGGCAGGAGAAGCTCCTGAGCTCGAAAAGATTCCTTGTGATAATTACGAGGATCTGGTCACAGCCTGGAAGTCAGCCATGAAATGGACCGATGGTCTGGATTGTGCTCTGTCCGTGATGCTTGCTTCCATTGCTTCGGTTCCGTCTGTCGGAGACCAGTTGTGGGTTAAGATTGTAGGACCAGCAAGTTGTGGAAAATCAACTCTCTGCGAAGCTGTTTCCATCAACGAGGAGTACGTTCTCGCGAAATCTACGATTCGTGGGTTCCACTCAGGGTTTGGTGATGGAACTGAAGACAACTCTCTGATTGCAAAGCTGGGAGGAAAGACGCTCGTTACAAAAGATGGTGACACGCTACTCCAGTCACCAAATCTTGGTCAGATTCTCTCAGAAGCTCGTGATGTTTACGATGGTTCTTCTCGAACGCATTACCGTAACAAAACAAGTCGGGACTACACTGGGATCCGTATGACGTGGATCATCTGTGGTACAGCATCCATGAGAACTCTTGACTCATCTGAGTTAGGACAACGGTTCCTGGATTGTGTGATCATGGATGGAATCGATGATGATCTGGAGGATGAGATCCTATGGAAGGTGGCTCAACGCACTGACAAAAACATGATCGTCGAAGCGGTCGGAGACGAAGCTCAACAACATGATCCGGCAATGGCAACAGCCATTGCTATGACCGGAGGCTACATCGATTGGCTTAGACACAATGCAATCGATGAAATGAACCGCATTACAGGAACGGAGTCCTCGCTCAGGAAGTGTACTCGTCTTGGAAAGTTTGTCGCGTTTCTACGGGCCAGACCTTCTACACAACAGGACGAAACAGCGGAGAGGGAATTTGCCGCTCGTCTTGTGTCTCAGCACGTCAGGTTGGCGAAATGTCTAGCCTTTGTTCTTAATCGGAAATCTCTCGACCAAGAGGTGATGCGGCGTTGTACGAAAGTTGCCCTGGACACGGCACGAGGACAGACGATGGACATCATCGACTACCTCTATGAGTGTGGAGAAGACGGTTGTCAGGCCAAAGCATTGTCCACACGATTAGCGAAGGATTCAGCGAAACTCCATGTATTGTTGCGATTCCTTCGCCAAATCCACGTTGTGGAGTTGTTCCATCCCAGCAAAATCCCAGGGATACAGGCTCGTCCCCATTGGAGACTCGTCTCTAAGATGGTGACGCTCTACGAGAATATAATGGAGTTGGCAGAGTGAGTCCAGGAGAACAATGGTGCTTAACCAAAATCTTGAAAGACGAGCTTCGCTTTTCAGAGGACGGAGAACTTCAGATTTTCCATAACGCCCATAAGCGATGGATCACTAAGATAGCTCAACTGTGGAGAGGAAGGTGGAGATACTCTGTAGGTTCGAGAAGGTCTGTGGTCTACAAGAATCGTTTGCTGTACTTGGTTCTGTCTAGAGAAGAAATCCCTGATGACTGTTTTGTAGATCACATCAATGAGAACCGACAAGACGATCGACAAGATAACCTACAACTTCACACGAGACTAGAGAGTCATCAACAAGGAAATCGTGCACAAACGCAACAAACAATCTACCAACTTTGCACTTGGTTTGAATTCATAGCCAAGGAGGGTCGCCCACCGACCTCTCAAGAAGAACAAGAAGAGTGGGAAAACAATTGGGGAAACCTCTGTCACTAATCTCTGGGGAAGAAGAATGCCTGATCTAACTGAGCTTGATGTTGCTGAAACAATCCAATCGTTAGAGACGATTGAAAAAGTCCTTCGTCCTCAACAGATGAGATGGAAGCGTGCTCTGAAACGTGCTGTGGAAGTAATCAAAATCTTGAACAATCCACAACAAGAGACCATGGAACCAGAAAAGTCCTTGGAGCCATGGAAGTTGGGCATAGAACTGACTGGAGACACGTTAGAAGGAGAGACCCTCTAAGTCTTCAGAGCAGTCTTCAGTGTTCTTTAATCAGAGAAAGCAAACATGAAATCGCACTTGTTGCTGTTGATCTTTACTCTGTTGCTCACAACAGAAGTCCAGGCTCAGAACTACGTGATCGGACCGATGCCTGGAGAGGAACCAAGTCGTCTGATCAAACCTTTTCCAGGAGAGTCTCCGGTTTTCTATCGACCAGTGTCGGTGTGTCCTGTCTACGTCCGTATACTCAGAGTTGAACTTCGGCCTGTAGTCTGTAGTGGTCGTCTTTTGTACCAGAGCGTGTTGGTACAGTACCTGGTTCGTGTGAGATAAGGAGGATGAAATGGAAAGTCCGACTCTAGGTCAAACACCAAAAGTGCTTGGCGAGCGAGATGCTGTTCACGTTGCGATCATTGCGGTCAGAGCTGGAGAGGTTCTTGCAAGGGGAGATAAAGTCACTGTTGAAAATGGTTCGGCGATCGAATCATCTCACAATCCTTTGGGAATTGTTGATCCTTTTCTTGAAGACATCATTAAAGAAGGCGACGTATTCTGGCTGGTGCTGTTCCCTCAGTCTGTAAGGGGGATGAAACACCACTGGAGTCATCCATCCTTCAGTGATGAAAAACAAAAGTGCTTCGGATTCACAAAGGAAGAATCAAGAGAGTGGTTAGAGGATTTTGTGGACAGGTCTGATTGTCCTGACTACCAAACACTGATCACAGCAGCAACAGCGGGAGAGTTAAAAAGCTCGGACCCGAAATACTACCGAACAGGCTACACTCTGGACGATGATTATCTTCACTTCAACGGATTGGACGCTCATGGGGATATTCCACCAGAGTTCTGGGATCATGTAGAAAACGTGACAGGCTTACTATGTCCTGTCCGTCCTCATTCCTTTTCATGTAGTTGCTAGAAAGGACGTGAAATCATGAGGATGTCACAGATTGAGGAAGCGATTGAAAATGCCCGACGATTCATCAAAAAAGCAGAAGCTGTGAAAGATCTAGCTTCTGTGGAGGATCCAGATGACAATGATCCCAGGTACGTCGGAGGAAAGCACACGGCAGCTCTGAAAAGAGCAAGCATGGATCTGTCTTCCTCTCTTGTAGAACTCAGGAAATACTGAGAATGAACGTGACAAGCTACAAGATGCTGGGAGTAAGCAATGATTCATAAGAATGAAAATTATCGAGAAAAGGCTGGTCTGGATGTCTTTGTCAATGTTGGTCGAGATACCAAGTGCGTGGATCTGTTCCAAAACTTTGAAGAAGAAGGACATCCTCCTGATCTGATTACAATACCAGATATGGAAGACCTTCGACACCTCATAATTGTTTTACAAGAAGCTTGGGAGGAACTGACCGATGAGTAGTGTTCCATCTGCTCCACAGAAAAAGAAGGCGACGAGTTGTATCGTTACAAAGGTAGTTGTCAGGAAGACGTTGAAAACTCTGGCTCAGACGTTGGCAACGATCGATCCTACAGAAGAGCAACTCTCACTGATCTTTGCAGAACTGGAGCAAGTGATAGCTGGTCTCAAGATAGGAAAGATCGATGGTTTGTTGTGGGAGCAAGCTGTGTCAGACCTGATGGGACCGGAAGCTTACTCTCTCCAGCGTCTTAATCTTTGGCCGAAATAAGCTGGAAAGGCAGCCCTGGTAGGTCTATGGGGCAGACTGCAATGCAAACGGTTGGCATGGTGTCAGGTACGATCTGAATTCTCTCGTGGTTGATACAGTGATCAATTGTTGCAGTCTACTGCGGGTTGGGTGCCATGCGAATGGACCTGAAATCTGTGATTTGCTGGTAACAAACACAGATTAAGAGGCACCCACTCCCTTAACAATAATCCACTTCTGTAATCTGAGGTCGTCATGTCGCAAGCCCAAGACACAGCTACAATGACGGCTCCGTACGAACGCATGGTTCTTTTACCATGCCCGTTCTGCGGGTCCAAAGCGGAAGAGTCGATCGGTGGAACGCTGACGACCACACTGATTGGGTGCAGCAACTGTGACTGTCCAGTGATGCCCCAGATTGGGCCAGACCATAACCGGAAAAAGTTAGCTTCGCGATGGAATAGTCGAGAGAAGCGACCGGAAGACGTGCGACTTGTAAGTGCAGTGAACAGCCTGTTAGGTTACGTGACGACATGCAGTGAACAGAACACCAAGGACTGGATGGACGGCCTGTTGCGACACATTAACACAACGCTGGGACAGATCGGCGACGATGATCGAATTGCGACATTCAAGGACGGGTTTCAAGTCATTACTCCCGCTGATATCAAAGAGACTTCCAACGGTGAATAGCAAAAGAACGCACTAAGGTCACCCAACACAAAAGGAAGACTTGAATTTCAGAAAACGCATGAATGAGCCCTCGGCTTCATGCGATTGTTACCTGCTTTTGTGGGAGTGCGACATGGGAGCCAAAGCCCCGCAGCCTATACCAGAGAATTTGCAGTCTTTGCCAGAGAACCGACCAGTGAGCCCGCCACCGCCGAGAAAACACGGTGAACTTACGAGTGGTGAACACCGCGAACTGATGCGTTTACGTTTGCGAGTACAGGCAGCGGATTGTTTGGCCGCAACGGTAGACTGTATGGTGTATCGAAAAGTGATCGATGCTCGAAGTCCGATCGCGGACGCCAGGCTGGGGTATGGCGAACCGTTTGGCGTTGATGAGGCAGAGGCGTTGATGAGGCGAACACGGCCAGCGTGCGAGAGATGAGCAGGTAACGATCTGAGGTAACGTGGTATGAAAAAAGAGTTCCAATGTCCGAAGTGTGGCGGTGATCATTATGGATCGTCGAAGTCTGGTGGTGTGATTCAATACCACTGCCACGGACATGAGTCATTTTCACGACGTGATCCCAAGTGGCCAGGCTGGGGAAGTTGTGGATGGCGAGGATCGAGGGATGAATTTCTGGACAATTTTCATGTGAAGGACTCGCCATCAGAATATGCGTAGTCAAAGAACGACTACAATTACTGGAGGCGAAGAGTTGACTGTGTCTTTACGCCAGACGGCTGCCTGGTACATTGCTTGGATATTTGCGGAGGTCTCATGATTAGCGAAGAAATCGTTTTGGAGCGAGACAGGGTGGATTGTTTGGTTCGAAATCTGATTGACCTACTGAAGGTGGAATCATATTGTGAGTTCAAATTGCGATTCACCAAACTCGAAAATGGTGGACAGTCTCTAACAATAATCCCACACGCGACACCGGTAGAGATGACGTTGAGCAAATAACGATTCAAGGTTGTTGGGCATCCGGTGGAGGGTAGAAATCATGCGTACAAAAAAGACGAAAAATGTTGCTGCAGGTCGCGGCTCCCGTGCATGCAATAGTTATCCGTCTTATGGATCGGCCACTGGACTGTACGACAGCAACGGACGAGCAATTCACATTGGCGACAAGGTGAAAACGGAAGTGACAGGCAACAAGGATTACCACGGCGAGTGGGCGATCTACGAGGTTGCCGTTCGTGGGATGGTTCCGGTCCTGATGTACGTCACAAGCGAAAAGGGTGATCGGTTTCCGAAAGGCTACACGGGTTGTGCTTTGTCAGATAAGTACGACGCGAAAAGGTTTCTGTGGGGTTCCGATTTGGTTGACGTTCGGCCATGCGACGAGATGACGGTGGTTGACGAATAACGACCGTATTCACGGGGTTGCGGCAAGTTGCTCCCCATTCAGAACACGCGAGACCCGCAACTCCCGTGCAATACATTGTTATCTGGATTTCACGATGAACGCCCAAGACGCCTTGCAACACGTAGACCCAACTGATGCTAACTGCGCAGCAGATATTGCACATGAGTCACTTCTGCTTCTGGAGTTGGTTTATAGGGAGATTCTGAAGTGCCCGGGTGCCGAGGTAGGACGCGGTACCCGACAACTGTTACAGAAGCACGTACAGCGCACTGCAAAGGCATTGCGTCTTCATTTTCATGAGGATGGGCTGACCGTCGAAGAGAAGATGTACGAACGGGACGAAGCTGCCATCGACAAGGTGCTGATGGGGCTTACCAGATAACGACCCAAGGTAAGCCAGCCCGAACGTGAAGGCCGGCAATGCTACCAATCAACCGGCGGCCACGGTTGATTCACCACTTCAAAAGCGATCGATGGCCGCTCGTTTGCATTGGTTTGTTATCGGGATTTATGATGTTTACGAAAATTGAAGACGCTGTTGGCAAGAAACTATGCGGCATTGCAAAAAGCATAAACGGAAGTCGGATGGTCTTGGTTTTTGATGACGGCAGCAACTGCCAGTTGTCGATCGATCGAGGTTACGAAGACGGCGACGAAGAAATCAACGACGACGATCATTTTGATTCGTCGTGCTATCGCGATGAAGTGTTGCTCGCGACCGGAGTGATTGACGCCAACTTTGTGACGGAACGCGAGCGGTTGCGAGTCGAGAGAGTACGGGCGGCAAATGAACGGAAAGAGGCAAAAGAAGCCGAAGAGTACGAGCGACTGAAGCGGAAGTTTGAGTCCCAATAATACATGGTTATCTGGAGTTTCATGATGTTTTGGACAGCAGTGGTTTGGGGTTTGGGAGTAACGCTTGGCGGATCACTGGGGCTGATGGCGTTCATAATTCTCTACGATCTGTGGGTGAAGGTCGGTCGATCGAAGGCTATGAAGCGGGCCAATGAACTGGCAGAACTGGCCAATACGGCGTTAATGAAACGCAACGAATTGACAGAAGAGCAACTTGTGCTTCTCGAACGAATGGCTGTTGTGATGGAACAGCATGGTTCTTCCAGATAACGACCTGAGGTAACGCGGTGGCGGCATTGAGCCT